AATCCCGCGCTTTATCAAAACTCTCGTCAGAGTGGAGGAGTGCCTATGAGATGCAAGAATCGCTCAATACGTTGCACGCTTTGGTGCAAGGAGGAAAAGCCTTGGTTAAATACGAAACGGGCAGAGGTGTATTTGCATGGCAAGCACATCGCTACGCATTGGTATGGCGATGGTGTAGTAAGTGATGACCCCATGTACACTGGGAGCCGTGAAGAATCAACGGATGTAGAGGTGGACACATTTCGCCGCTGGCCGACAACGACGACACGCTCGCGCCTTCGTGCCCTTGGTATTAATGCTTCGATCAAGCAAGGACAAGCGTGTATTGACGGCGTTCCAGTTTGACAGGCCACAAGCACACACTCTAAGGCCCTTCGGGGCCTTTTCTTTTGCCTATTGCTAATAGGTGTTCCTATTGAGCAGATCAATCGCTCACTAATCTGTTGTATTTATGCAACATCAGCTTGACAGCCGAGCCGAAGGCGACGCGCCAGACATGCTCAAATGACATAAGACACATAGAGTAGATAGACATGGAGGGGCATTGTAGGGTTAGGGTTTGTTATCCCCTTCAGGATAGTGACCATTACCCTCGTTGGGATAGGGCCTTCTAGTGGTGTGGGGATATCCCCCCCTAAACATATCCTCTTGTCTCCTTTCCAGCATTCCCCACACATTCCCATGCCCACATGTATACAATTAGAGCCTTCCACAAAAAGTAGAATGGCTCAACCACGCCGAATTATGCGGTTTTCCACCCTAGCGAAACACCCGAGCCGAAGGCGAGATAACTTCACTATCCCCAATTCCCCACAGATTCCTTTGTACGCATTGTGAACATGTTAAGATGTATAAGCTATTGATTGTGATATAGATAGTGCATTGTATGTGTGTATGAGTGTGTACATGTAGCAGTGTGTAATGGTGTAGATGTGGAGTGAGAGTCGAGACAGAGACAGCATGCCGAAGGCATTCGTTATAAGCTCTTACTGCTGTGAACACAGATAGACCCTCCTCCGTACCTGCATTCGATCTTGCTCTTGCTCTTGCTCTTAAGTAGGTGGTCCCCGCCTATATCTCTAAATATCCATAAATTACATATACATAAATGTTAAAACACCTTTTTGCTAGTCGCGCCAGCGACACATAAAGCCTTGACACCGGAAAGGCTTTATGCTACCCTTGTCCGGCCAATAACGGCACAACAGACGGACAAGCAAATGATTACGACAGATAGGTTGTTTGGGGAGAAAGTGATTGTTCCCCCAAGTGCAGAAAGAGTGGCAGAGGGGCGAGAGAAAGGGGAGGTATACGCGCTGTTCAAGAGTATACCGTTCGATGAGATCACTGCTCCTGATATCTACGAAAAGACCAAGATTGCTCTGAATCTGTGGCATCAGGCTAACAGACGAGAAGCTCTTATTATTGCCTTTGAAGGCGATAGGGTGCTGTGCCGTCTTGGAAACAAGCTTGAGTGGTTTCATATAAGCGCAGTGGAGTTGCTCGAAACAAGTTTCTCGTTCGTGGCTGAGGCTTCGCCCCTGTCAAACTGATGACTACGCTACCCGAACGAAGTGAGGAAGGAGCAACGCGACTACCCTTCCTTTCTACAAAGACCCAAGAGCAGCTTGCTGCGACAACTCCGAAAGAACGCAAGAAACCCGGTAAACCCTCCAAATACACCCCCCACGAGCTACGCCTATCCAACATGTACCGCTGGCATTGCAATTGGTTCAGGAGGAAGGGGCAGGAGGGCTATGAAGGTTTGAAGGTGGAGATGACAAAGGAAGAATGGATGATGATGTGGCAAGAACTGATTCCAAAGCTCCCCATAGACTTCCCCCTCCACGGCCTGAAGCATTTGAACAATCCTTATGTGGAGCACATCCCCGCTTGGATGCTAAGGAGCAACAAGGCCCTCAGACGCTCTCAGGAGACGATTGAGGCTCTAAGGGCTACAGGGGGAGCGCCTAATGGGAGAAACGCCGCTATAGAGGCGTACAGGAGGTCTCAGGGCAAGGCAGAAGCCAGAGCGAGGTGGAAAGAAGAGCAAGTGTTGACACCAGCTTTCAAGCTACAGCTCAGGAAGATAGACATTCACAAGCCATTCAGGCTGGATAATGTTAAGCTTGTATGTGTGGAGATAGGGGACAAGAGGATAGAGATGGGGGAGGAGAGACGTATTATTGAATTATGGAGATTGTAGTGAACCAGCTAAGAGAGGGAGTTGAGAGAGTGCGGGAGTGCTTGATGTTTGTGGGCTACTACGCCCCAAACACACTTCATGACAAACCTGTGGAAGGGTCTGAGAAGCGGTGGTGCTGTATCAACAAGAAGGGGGAGTTTAGGGCTTATGAAGACGAAGGGAAGGCTGTTAAGTGGCTAAACACAAAATGAATCTGAAAGACTATTTACTATTGGAATTGGAGTGGTGGAAATCAGCCCCCATCCCCTACGAAGAAAGCCCCTTGTCAGACAAGCTGCATTGGGCAGAGAAGTTTTTATCTCAACAAGATAGAGAAGTAGTGGAGTTAATCAGGCAGGTGCGAGATGCAGCCGTAGCTTACAAAGATAAACACAACATGAACGAACAGGAAAGGTTATGATTGATTTGATTGAAGATGGTACATTCGTCAGGTGGCCTAAGACGCACTTGCTAAATAACAGGGTTAGGGGCCATTGTCGTAGGCTAGGCCGTAAAGAAGTCAAGGGGGAGAGTCCTTACAATCGTTGGATTAAGAAAGAGAGAGAATACAGCAAGTGGTTTAACAATAGGTTTGCTATAGGTCCAGACGTACAGTTTGGATTTGTTTCGTCTATTCGTTTTCATTATCTCCCAGAACTACAGCCGTTCGCGGCAATTAACAACACATAGGAGAACACATGAAATACAGCCCCCTCAAAGACACATTCGACATGCGTAGCCACAGCGGAGCGCCAGAGATTGCCTCTTCTGTCGTAGGTATGAATGTAAACGACTTGAAGGACTTCTGTGAAGAATACATGATTGACGTACGTTATGTGAAGGGTGAGCGAAGCGAACGAGAGCTTTTCGCTTCTGGTGGACAGCCTAGAGTGGTGACTAGGGACTATCGTACAGAGAGGCTTAATGTGGAAGTGGAGGGTGGGGTGGTGACAGGAGCGTATTATGAGTAGCCAACAATACCCTAAATGGGTTGAGGAGTTTCTGTGGAGCTACCTCCTAGAAAAGAGCGACGAGATTAACAAGCAGTTTGGCATTGAGCCAGATTCACAAGAGCAAGCGAACATTGATGTAGGGTTGTGGGGTGTTGTCCCTGCACAACAGAATGTTAAAACAATGTTAATTGACACAGGAGAACAAGAGCAATGAATGACATATTTCGAGAGATGATACACTACCTACATCCCAAGACCTTGAATGTCTCAGGGCTTAGGGACTTCCTTGATGAAGTGGAGACAGAGAATAAGCGCCTTGGGTGGGAGGCCGTCATTGAGGAAGGGGATGAGGATACAAGCTTCAAGGCGGCATGGTACAAAGAGCGAGAGTTGACGGACGAAGAACAGGCCAAGAGGGACGAGTTTTGGAAAGTCCTAGGTCCACTTGTCAGAGGCGTGCCTATTCCAGATAACACGGGGGAATTACTCAGCTTCAGACGGTTGAAGCCTCTAGCCTGACACAGGAGGATAGGAATGTTTAGTTGGATTAAAGACAAGTGGGAGAGGCTATTCAAGCGGGGGTTCTACGCCAAGCGTCGATTCTCTCCGACGGAAATACAGGCGATGACGGATTACGTAACCCTAGGGACAGGCATATTGAAAGGCCCACAGAAACACCCCCAGAAGTCCATGAAATGACCCACCCTAGGCTACCCTAGCGGGTCACCTGAGATACGGCGTTCTAGCATCGTTTCTTACGTCAAAACATAGGAGAGAATAGATGGTGGTCAGCAAGTCAGGGATGGGAATGAAGAAGCATGGCCGTTCAGGTGTTGCTCCTAAATCCCCGAAGCTTCGGCACACGCTTCTGAGAGAAGCCAATCAGGATAGGCCCGCGAAGCCGAAGACTGAGATGTTCTCATCGGTTCAAGACCTGATGAACAAGAAGCCTTAAATGTTACAATGTAACACTCTCAAGCACACAAACACGCTCCAAACAACCAAAGACATAGAAATATGTTCCCTTGAGAAACAAGGGGATAGAGGGACAGAAGCAAATAATGCTTGACACACAGGAAATCTGTGGTATACTTCTTGGTGTTGGATTGTATAATACTCTTGTAAAGCTCTTGCTCTTTAAGCTCTTAACTAGCTTTTAATCTTCTAAAATCAAGCTCTTAGCTTTTGATCTTGCTCTTAAACATGCTTTTCTAAGCTCTTAAATCTAAAGCTCTTGCTCTTAATGCTCTTAGTTTAGAGCTTACGCTCTAGAGAATACTTAAAGAATACTATATGTGGATGAAGGTCAAGAGTGTGTGTGAAAAGCAAGAGCCAATGCGTCGAACAGCCGAAGGCGAAGCTCTTGACCTTCTATTCTTGGTGGCCTGTGTCGTCTACGACACAAACAGCATATATGGCGATGTTGCGTAAATACAACACATCCGTAGAGGTTCTATGAAAAAGCATTGGTTGTTTGAATACCTACCTGCTGGTGAAGGGGAACGTGATCGAAAGTTCTATGGAACGGAGGAAGAGGCTGATGCTTATTTCCTTGAGCACGTGGTCTGTGGAATGTGCCGAGAAGAAACTAGGTTGGGATACAGTTTATGTGAATTAGAGGACGGCAGTTTCTATAAATTCCCAACTGAAAACGTATGGGGTACAGGCTGTGGATGTGAATGGGAGTTGGTGGAAGATCCCAACCCAACAGGGCTTTAGCCCGCCAGAAACATACAACAAACAGAGGATGTGATGAAATACTACCATATCGTAATTTGCACCGTGAATGAAATAACTTGTATCTTAGGCATTTACGCAGATTTGGGGCCAGCAGAAGAACGGGCAAAATCGGCAGTGGGGGTTGATAATGTCAGAATCGAGCGGTGGGCAGAAAGCTGTGCCATTTTCTCCCGATGAGCCCGGCAGGCACCGCCGCCAATGCTCCCTGAACATCAACATCTAGCCTTCACACTGAAAGGCCCCCTCTCTGAAATCCTAGCCCTCTGTCTAGGCACCCCCGGCATCACCCTCTCCTACCCCCAATGGGAGGATACATACGAGCGTACAGACCTCCCACAACTGGACATCCCCCATTACAAACATCTTGGACAGAAACATGCCCTTTCGTCTGTCTATCACTCTACCCTCCGGGACTACAACCCCATAGCCAAATACAACCACCTCGTAGAACAGCGTGTAAGCCCCTCTGTGGCCTCCGGGCTTCTCCCCCTAGGCACCCTAGCCTCTGTGGACGTTAGCGCCCTACAGAGCGTCTGGGAGCGTTTGGTGACAGGGAAGAGGATGAGTGGGGAGCAAGGGGCGTTGGTGAAGCAGATTGAGGAGGTCTTGAAGTGAAAAAGAATGAGTGGAATAGCTTTGCATCTAAAACTCCTTGGAATGACCTCATCATTCTGGTGGACAGTAACCACACTAGGCGGACAATTAGTTACGGCTATTTCACCCCTAGTCCTGAAGAGGAATTCAATACAGAACCTTGGAACGAAGGTTTAGACGAGCTAAGAGCAGATGGTTATGTCTATTGGAAATATGCCCAAGAAGAGCAGCCAAAGCCGCCAGCATTGGCGTCCGGAGGACTGTCGGGATGAAGGTTAGAGTGCTCAAACGTGAGCAGCCTATTAGACAAGCCTTCGGCATGAAGCTGATGATGCAGGGGTGTTATCTCCCCTCAGAATGCTGGCCTCCCTTTGAATGGGAGGAAGTGAATGTTCCCCTAACAAGCCAAGAGTTCATTGATCTAACCATGTACGAGAGGAAGAAGCACTTGGAGCCTTGGATGGGTTCAAAATGAGATATTTAATCAGAAAGCCCGAGCACTGCGAAGCAAGATACATTGAGAGATTTCTCTGGTTTCCTAAGATTGCAGAGGGAGAGCTTCGTTGGCTGGAACGAGCTGAGATGCGCCAGTTATATGATGATAACTACAAGCGATGGGAAACTACCCATTGGATTACGAAGTGAACCTGACAGGCAACGCCGCCAAAACATGAACTCAGAGACATTTGCCCTAGCTTCCATTCTCTTTAGCAGGGATAGGACAAAGCCGTGCGGAGTATGCGGATGTGCCCTTGACGAGGCAGACCACGACGGCTGTAGAAGGGCTTTATGGACAGGGATAGAAGGCAAATACAAGGAGCGAATGAACGAAAAATACATGGACTTCATAGATTAAGCTTGCAATTTGCAACCAACTGGTGTATAATCCCCACCCATACAAAGACTAAACACATTCCCACCCCCGCCAACGAAGGACACAAGCCAAACAGCAAGAGCCTTATCACGGCTGGTGGGAACCCTATAAATCAATTTGACAGGCCGGAGGCCATCAAAATGCTCGGATTCATTGGACTTGTAGTTGCTAGCGCAGCTTGGCTCTATTTCTCTAGCCATCCAAAGGCTGTTGCCTTTCGTGAGAAGGTGAGGGGGTGGTTTGGTGGCAATGATTGATTTTGTGGACATGGGCAAGCTAAACGGCCTCATCGAAGACAACAAGGCATTGGCAGCGGAAGGTTGGATACAGCCGTCAATGGTAGCCGAGCTTGAGGCATTCCGAGAGTTTGTAGTCAACAACGGATTCCCGACAAGGAATAGGTGAATGCGCAGGCTGATGCGCTTCGAGAGCGTCACTCCCCCACGAGCCTCTTAAATCGACATGAGGGAAAGCCGGAGATCAGTACCGGCCACCTAGTTTTAAAGCGTCCGGTGCTCTACTTGGAGCCTACGATCTAGAACGTACCAAGTATCACCATTGAAGTCGTGAGAAATAAGCCTCTCACGCCACAGGGATGGCCTCCTGTGCTAGTCGTAAACCCCGGTACCGTCTCTGCCCGAAAGGGTACGCGGCCGGGGTACATTACTGCCAGCTCCCATTGGTCTACACCGTAAGGTGGTCTTTAGGAGCACTACCAGAGGCGGTTAAGGAGCGCCCTGCCTCCTGCAACGCAGGGCACCTATTCGGGCTACGGCCCAAACGAGCAGGAGGGTGCAATTCCCTCTCGGTGGCTGAGATCAAGTGAAGGACGTGGTTCGAGTCCACGACGGGCGGAAGCCTAAGACAGTACCCCAGTAGGTGTGGGGCAGCCCGTAAGGCCGGCGTTAACGGCCATTCCCATTTCAAGAAACAAGAAAGCCATTCTCAATTCGCGAATAGCGAATGTGTCACAGAATACACAAGAAGTGGGCTTAATGTCCCTTTTATGACACATCTCTCAAATACAGCGCCTCAATGGCGCTTTTATGCTGAATACGTCAAGTAGTTATACCACTTTCTCTCTCGCGGTAGTATAACTCCAAGGGGACTCATGGCTAAACAAAGCTTCTTCATTGACATCCCCCTCTACAACGCACGTGTCAACATCTGTCTCACGACAAAGGCTTTCCTGAAGATAGCCGATCTGTCAGAAGAAGATACAGCAGCTCTCCCAGACGATACATACGTAGATGGATGGGCCTTGAAATCCACAAAGGGAAACGTCTACAACGTGGCCCTTATACGGCTCAGTCACGGTGTCATTGCCCACGAACTGCTCCACACCACGTTCGACATCCTGCGTAATGCAGGAGTCAAATACTCCGAGAAGTCGGAAGAGGCGTTTTCATATTTACACGGCTATCTTGTAGACGAAGCCTATCGTGGCTTGGACAAGCTAGACAAACTGAAGGATAGACGTAATGATAGACAACCTGAAGATTCCACCCCCGCTTGAAATCAAGCGATGGGCTGAGATGATTGGAGATGGCTACGCCACCCCTGCTGCTCGTACACTGGAAGGCCAGATGGTGGTGTTTGCAGACAGCCTAGGCCCCACCCCACCTCCTCCGATTGTCCCCATCCCGGATAATTGGATAATTAATTCACAGAAAACCTTTCAGCAACAGTTCGGCAGCAACTTTGCCATGGGAACGGGCGGAAACAAAGAAGTTGATGTCCTTACGCGATTCGATCTTAATTCCCCCTCCTTGTCTGATAACACGGTTGTATCTCTGAAGTTCCAAGTAGGGAAGGCAGGGGAGAAGACCAACGGAACTATTGGCGGGATCACGGGCAGTAGAGGAGGCACCCCTTGGTTTTTCATCAGCGAAGGCTCACCAGCTAATCTCTCCCTTGTTGTAGAGAATGGGAAGTTTTCCTACAGGGCTGCTACGGCAGCGACGAGTTATATCGCATGGATGGTAGAGGGTGTGCCACTCCCACCGGGATCATTCCCCGCCGCCGATAAACGAATTGTACTGAAACCAAACACAGATTATTATTTTAATATTATCTTCTACAATCTGAAAAACCTTATTGACAACGGCAGTTATGAGAATACCTGCACACGTCCTACCGGGAATCCAGCAACATGGGTTTGCCAAGCCCGGCTGAACGGAACATCACGATAATTTAACAGGAGAAACACATGTCCCTTGAACAAGCCCTTTCCCCGATTCAGCAGTGTAATGCTCCTGACATTTCCATCAAGAATGCTGTTGTGAAGGCTGTCCGTCAGATTTATGAAGACATGGCTGCTGGCAGTGGAATCCAGAGTGTTGTGGCAGGCACAGCAGCAGAAACCACAGGTGAAGCCGGTGATGTGACGGTTGCTATTGATGACACCGATCCGTTGAACCCAATTGTTAATCTTTCCTTTGCGGCAGCTTAATCATGGCTGTTGATCCCAACACGGGCCGGATCATCACATCCTCATCGCTAACGATCGCGGAGGCTGATTCAAAACGTGTCCCTCGTAATCAGGCACTAGGCCCTTCGCGAACGGCTCAGGAGCGCAAACAGTTCCGCACGGCCCTGCTGGCCGCATGGGATGGACTGGCTGACAATCCCGTTATTGCCGATTTGATCGACACAGTGGAGCAGCTTGAGCAGGAACGTGTCAATGTCTATACGATAGACAGCACGGATGGTGGCTATTTCGCAATCCCCCTGCCGCGAGTAGAAGATGAAAACGGTGATCCCCGCTATTATGCAATTGACTATCATGGGTCGTTAAACTTAGGTGCTGAAAACTCTGGCGCTGTTGATTTTCGGTTTGACTTTGATGGATTGCTGGAAACACACGCTCTGGCTTTTGAGGTGTGGACATCGACATCTCCGAATGGAGACGGCTCCGCCGCTGATTTCTGGCACCAAGGTAATCAGACACCGGGGGATGTAGAGTTCAGCACCCTGTACGATGCCGGCACCACCTACCTGAATGTCCGTATCACTGGCCGAATTGCTCCTATTAGCGAGAATTTCACATTCGATTTGATTATTACAACTGACGCTCTATTGGATGTTCTTAGCGGGCAAGATAGGAACATTCTACGTACTCAACTCACCGATCAGGCATTCAGCTAATTGCAATGAAAGAGATTGATGAAGAAGCTGTACCGCTCCCCACTAAATTGAAGCGGCTCCGGACTAAGCGTGAGAATAAGCAAAAGAACAAGCTCAAAGACCTACTTCACGATAGTCGCAGTGCATCTGAAATAGCCAGAGAGGCTAGTGAAGATGACATTTGGCTTCCTGATTAGTGGGGTGGAAAGAACAGACGAGGGCGTTTTTCTTGAACAAAATTACAAAGCGCATCGTCGGTTGGGGACTGGGGGTAGTTGTTGCTGCCGCTACTCCCATTATAGCGAGATGGGAAGGGAAGTCTAATGTAGCCTACAAAGATATCGTAGGCGTCTGGACAGTTTGCCACGGCGAGACGCGGGCTAAGTACGCCTACGAAGGCGCTCGCTACACAGACCGGCAGTGCCTGGACATGCTCACAGAGAGCATCATCCTCCACTACCAAGAAATGCGTAGATGTGTTAACGCCCCCCAGTCTCTCTGGGAGACAGTAGCTACGCTCTCCATGTTCTACCACTTTGGTGGGACGAAGATGTGCCCATCGACATTCGTCAGAATGATTAACCTCGGAGAACCGCCTGAAGCATATTGCCCTCAGATTTTACGCTGGAACAAAGCTGTAGTGGACGGGGTGATGCAGCCTGTTCGGGGCCTCACTCTTCGTAAGCAAGACGAATACAATCTGTGTATGGGCAACAGCCCTTGGCTGGTTAACCCGACAACTCTCCTATCATTTACAGTTGACTAATGAAGACCAAGAAAAAGAAACCAGTTCAACAGGGTAACGCCCGCCAAATCAATTCCATCTCCATTCCCTATAAAGACCCTGAGCTGACAATGCAGCGGTTAGATACGATTTATGGAGCTTGTGCAGCGAGTGACCTCATCTACGTAGATTTGAAGGATAAGGACACAGGGGAAGTGATTCCCGTCCTAGCCGGTGTAGACGCCTCTACAGACCCTGTAAAGCTCATCCCCCTAGCCCAATGGCTTACAGCTAAGGATGTATTGAACAAAGCTTACGAGGTGTGGAACGCAACAGAGGGTGGGTGGGTGGATATTAAAGAGACGAAGCTTACGCTAAAAGCGTGGTTGGAGTTGAAACATGGAAAAGAATAATGGAGCAACATTGACATGGATGTCACTAATTCTATCCCCCATGAACTAGACACCCAGCTCGGAAAGGGCTGGGAGCAGAAGATGTACGATGTCTATTTTCAGGGTGGTTCTGACGCAGAGGTTGCTCGTCTTCTGCGGATTACAATGGCCCTGTTCGATAAGTTCTATCAGGGCTACCCAATCTTTGAAGAGGTTGTCAACAAGGGCCGCTCAGATGCCAAGGGCTTCTGGGAAAATTTGGGCAGAACTAAGATTCTGAAAGCCAACGGCGATTTGAATGATCGCCTGTGGTTTTTGGTGATGAAGAATCGCTTTGGGTGGATGGATAAGCTGCCAGAAGACGGGAGCACTACCCCGGCTGCTGCCATGACGGCAGATGAGCTTGACCAGAAACTTGCCAAGCTTCAGAAAAAAGCTCTCCCCGCCCTGTCAACGCGAGCGGGCGACTAATGTCGGATGGCAACCCGCTGGGCAAGCTCCCCAAGATTAACGAGGGGATGAGTGTCCAAGAAAAGATTGAACTTCTCTCCTTGCTGGAAGAGAAGGAAAAGCGCCTTAATCTTAGTGGCATCGCTAAGTGGTATCTACCCGATACCCCATATTCGATTGACAATTTACCTAAGCACAAAGCTTATTTTGATGCCGGCAGTCGTTATCGTATTCGTCTGCTCATCGGTGGCAATCGAAGCTCCAAGACAATCAGTACGGTGTTTGAAGCCTCGTGCCATGCTACGGGGAACTACCCAAGCTGGTGGACTGGCAAGAGGTTTGACCGGCCTGTCCAAATGTGGCTTTGTGGAGACACCAACGAGACGTGTAAAACCATCTTGCAAAAGGAGCTTCTTGGTGCTCCCGGTGCTCGTGGCACAGGGATGCTCCCCTTCAAGACGATTCTTGGAACCTCTGCCAAGGCTGGTGTGTCAGGGGCAGTGGACACGATTCAAGTAAGGCACAAGTCAGGTGGTACATCCAACATCGCCCTGAAGTCCTATCAGCAAGGTGTAGAGGCTTTCTATGGTACGGCCATGGATGCCATCTTCCTCGACGAAGAGCCACCCCAAGTCATCTACAACGAGTGTGTAATCCGTACAGCAACGACAGGCGGTTTTGTAGCTTTGTCGTTCACCCCACTCAAAGGCTACACTCCACTCATTATCTCCCTGTTCCAGCACGCTGATCTGTTGTGTGGAGCGGAGCCACTAGAAGGCAGCGACATCCTTTTCGACAAGACCCTGAAGGCCCCTGTAAAGGCCCACAAGGCGATTGTCCAAGTAGGTTGGGATGATGTCCCGTGGCTTAGCGAGGAGGTGAAAGCAGAGCTTCTGGCTGAGACACCGCCCAATCTCCGTGAACCGCGTTCTAAAGGCAAGCCGACGTACGGTGAGGGTGCAGCCTTTCCAATCGCCAAGGACAAGATCACCTACCGCCCCGGCGATGTAGAGCTTCTTCCTAGCTGGCCTCGTGTTTACGGTTTGGATGTGGGTTGGACTTGTACAGCGGCCATGTGGGCAGCTTACGATCCTGCCGCTGACATCATCTACATCTACGATGAGTACATTGAAGGCGAGAAGATGCCCGGCTACCATGCCTACAACATCCAATCTCGTGGTAAAGACATCATCGGTGCTATTGATCCAGCCGCCTATCAGAGTGGTCAAGACGACGGTAAGAAGCTATTCAATCAATATAAGGCTGAAGGGCTGAAGCTCATCAAGGCAGAGAATGCCCGTCTACAGAGTTACAAAGCTATTTGGCAGGCGATGGTGCTAGGTAAGATCAAGATTTCAACAGGCTGTTCACACCTGCTAGGTGAGCTTTCAATTGCTCAGGTGGATGACAAAGGCGAGCTTAAATCGAAAGGAAAGTATCACGGATATGACGCCCTTCGCTACGCCTTTGCTGCCGTCAAGAAAGCCAAGCCCCTCCAAGAACAAACATCCACTCATGACATTCACACCCGAGGATACCTCAAGTTTTGAACAATCCAAAGCACAAAACTAGCTTCCTCGACACAATCTCTGAAGACGAGACGGCTGTTGTCATTGATCCGAACAGTCTCCCACAAACCTTCATGGGAGATGACTTGTCTCAGGAAGAGCAGGACGCCATTGACGAGATGGCAGCTCTCCTCGCTGAAGAGCAAGAGCGGATGGAACAAGAGCGTCTTGAGCTTGAAGCCAAGCAGAATGATATGCTTGATGGGCTTGCTCAATTTGTGGACAAATGCTTTAGTGAACGACGTTCCTATCGCACCACTATTGAGAGCCGCTGGCTCAATGCTGAGAATGGCTACCTAGGCTCTCTTGGCTCCAATGTCAATGACACGAAGAATCCGTTCAAGACAGATGGTCCGGAGGAGATGCATCCCCGCTTCAACCTTATTCGCACCAAGGTTGACAACACTGTAGCAGCGCTCATCACCTCGCAGTTTGCCACGGGCGACAAGAACTGGAACATCAAGCCTTCACCCAACGCTGAGTTGTGCGCGGAAGACATGCGGCTTGCTGCCCAGAAGGCACAAGAGAAAGCACAGCCGCAGGCTCCTCCACAACCGAATGCACCCCCGCCTCCCCCCGCTCAGGTAACGCAGGAGATGGTGAAGGCAGAGGTACAGAAGCTTTCCAATGAGAAAGCTCGCGCTATGTCCGCCACGATTGAAGATCAGCTCAATGGCTGCTCCTACGGCAACAACATGCGTGACATGGTGATGGATTATGTCAAGCTGGGAACAGCCATTGGCAAAGGCCCCACCAACTCTGCACGGATGAAGAAAAGCTACACGCTCGACTACACCTCAGAAGGAAAGCGTGTCTACATCCCGAAGCTTGGCTTTGAGCCACGTCCCGGTGTCTATCGCGTAGACCCGTGGCTGTTCTTCCCGGACATGACCACCAACGATCCTTCGAAGATCAAGGATACGATTGAGGTACACCCCTACACAGCCCGTCAGCTTCAAGACCTGAAGGCCAATGATGGCTTCTATGAAGATACCATCGATGAAATCCTGAAGAGCAAGCCCAAGAGCTGGGAAGCTGATATTTCAGCCTTTGGCCCCGCTGGCCTCACGTCTGGCACAGAGCGTCTATTCAAAGACAAATACCTGCTGCTGGAATACCACGGCCCCATTTCCACCAAGAAGCTTGACCTGATGGAGATTTCCTATTCGTGTGAAAACGAAGAGGAAGAGACGGTGTTTGGTGAAATCTGGGTGTGCAATGGCAAGGTGATCCGTCTGGAAGTTCATGCCCTTGAGGGGCAGAACGAAGTTCCTTACGCCATTGACAACTACATGAAAGACCCCGGCTCTGTCTTCGGCTTTGGATTGCCAGACAAGCTTCAGGATCAACAGCGTGTTACAGACAAGGCGTACTACCTTGCTCTGTGGAATGTAGGACTGTCAGCAGCCCCCATTTCCATTATCAACAAGGCGCTTCTCAGTCCTGCTGGTGTAGGCCAAGGCTTTGATGTTCAGCCCGGCAAGGTGTTCCTTGCCAATGAGTTTGACTCAAGCGTAGACATTTCCAAGGCTGTGCAGTTCATTGACATCCCGACTCAGCAAGAGTCGATGATGCGCTTCATGGACTATGTACGTGGTCTTGCAGAGGAAGAGAGCAACATGCCCGCCATCATGGCCGGTATGCAAACCCCACAGGGGGAAGAGAGTGCTACAGGGATAGCTGTCCGTGGTGAGAATGCAACAGCCCCTTTGTTCTTCCAGAGCCAGCAGTGGGACGACAAGATCACGAAGAAAGTGATTGGCTGGATGTACGACTGGAACATGCAGTTTAACCCCGATGATTTCATCAAGGGTGATTATGAGATTGATGTTGTCAGCACGACACAGTACATCTCTCAGCAGAAGGCCCGCCTAGACCTTCAAAACGTCCTCATGATGTCAGGACAAGACCCTGAGATGGGGATTCAGATTGACCGTGGGGATGCTGTACGTGCCCTCCTTGCCACCATGAAGCTTCCTGATGGGATGGTGAGAACCCCCGAAGCTGTAGAGGCCGAGCGTCAGCGTCAAGCCGCCAATCAACAGCCCGATCCCAACATGCTCAAGGCTCAGGCAGACATGATGAATGCCGAGAACAAGGGCAAGGAGTTGGAAATCAGGGCACAGGAAGTGCAGCTACAGCGCGAAGAGTTGCAGCATCGCGCTCAGATGGAATACGCCACGAAGATGGAGAACTACGAAACCCGTGAGCGAGAAGCCCAGATTCGTCTACGAGAGAAGGAAATGGATGTTCAGATTGAATATCTCAAACTGGCTCAGAAGGATGAACAGAACAGGGCTACATACGTTATGCAGGCACAGCAGCTACAGACAAAGGCCGCGATGGAACAAGCCAAGCTAGGGGTGGATGCACAGCTTAAAGCAACAGACCAAGCCCTGAAGCAGGAAGAGATGACACTTCGTCGGGAGACAGGCAGTGGCGTATAAAAGTTTCAATACGGCAACAGAAGTATTACAGGTGATACAGCAATACATAGACGAGCACAAAACCAAGAATCAGGAGGTCGCTCTTAAATACGACATAGAAGAAAAGAAACGATGCTACATGCTTGGTTGGGTGGATGCCCTCAAGCACCTCGAAAATCACATCAAAATAGCGGCTCCTGAGTAATCAGCACCCGCACAAGGAAATGTAATGACTGACAACAACGACAAGCAGCGGGAAGAGTTTGAGAAGATTTATGCACAGGAATACGCAGATGGGCCTGTAACAGCCCCAGAGCCAAAGCCAGCATCTACCCCTTCCGATCCCCCTGACGACAGCAATGCCACAGAAGCTCCTGAGAGCGCCCCAGAGGCCACGCCGCCTGCTAAGACTGCCAACCCCACCACTTCTACCGAAACCTCGTCAGAAGCTTCTACAGAGTCTCCTGCACAGGTTGTAGATAAGTGGGCCGCCCTAGACCCAGAAATTAAAGAAGCTTTTGAACGTGAACGTAGAGCAGCGCAAGCCGCCGTAGGCCGCACAGCGTTCCTCAATCGAGAACTGGATAAGCTCCGTTCCACCACCAAGAATCCCCAGCCGCAGGAACATTTGCCAAAGGTAAATGAAACTCCCGCTGAGAAGAAAGTCCGGCTTGAAAAGCTGGAAAAACTGCGAGAGACAGACCCAGAGTACGCCTCTACGATTGATGAACTCCTAGAGAATCTGGATCGTCGCCACGTTGAAGAAGTTGGCAAGTGGCAAGAGCAAGTGACGCCGTTACAGCAGCATGTTCAGAAGTTGGAACTTGCTTTGGAAGAAACCCGGATGGATCAAGCAGCTCCGGATTGGCGAGAGGCAGTAAATAGCATACCGTTTCAGGAGTGGCAGCAGTTGAAGCTTCCACCTGACGAACGGCAAGCGCTTGGCACGTACACACGGGCCAAAGACTTACTCCCTTACATCCAAGCTTTCAAGCAGGATTGGGCCATCTATCAGGCTTCTCTCCAACAGCAGGAACAAGCAGCACCAACGCCCTCACAGCCTGACACCACTCAAGCCGACAAAGTAGCGCAAGACCGAGCACGAAAGCTACAACAGCCTGTCGTCGGTCCGTCTAGTGTCCCACGCCCTAACGTAAAGCCAGTCAACTTGTCCGATCCAGAAGCGATGCGGAAAGTGTTTGATGAGCAGTATGCCAAGGAGTTCAAGACCTAGACATTCCCTAACAGTTCTCTAAGGAGAACCAGTCTTCGATAAAAGGAGTTTACGAAGATGTCTCAAACCAATACGTTTAACAAAATGGAGGACTTCACCGCAGTTCTTGGCGTCTACAAGGTGCCAAAACTGCTGAAGTCTGCTGAATCCTACCGAGTTCTTCAGAAGCTGGCAAAGAGCCAGCCTATCCCGAAGAATGAGGGTGGTCTGATTACGTGGCGTCGTCTCGCCCCGTACGTTCGTAATACCAACGGCCTTCTGGAAGGCGTTACCCCAGCTCCGATGACCCCTGTGTACGAGTTTGTCACGCAGGCTGTCGGTGAATGGGGCGCGTGGATTCAGGTAAGCGATCAGGTGGTCGATCTGTTCGAGGATAACATCCTTGATGAGCAGATTGATGAGCTTGGCAAGCAGGCGTCCGGCATGAAGGAACTGATCCTCTGGGGCACTGTCTCCGGTGGTACTCAGGTGATTTATGCCAACGGCTCTGCTCGCACTGATATCAACACCCCGCTGACCACTGATCTGGTCATGGAAGCTGTCAAGGTGCTCAAGAAGAACCGTGCCTCGCTCATCACCACGATGATTAAGGCTGGTCCTAACATTGCCACTGAGCCGGTTGAGCCGGGTTATGTTGCAGTGGGTCCGATTGATTTTGAACGCGATGTGCGTGAACTGGATGGCTTTGTCCCAGCATCCAAGTATGCACAGAACGGCAAGATGATTTCGGAGTGGGAACTGGGCAAGGTGAATCAGGTTCGCTTTGTTCTGTCGCCTGACTTCCCGCCTCTGCTGGGTGCTGGTAGCAGTACGCTGAACGGCATGATCAGTGAAGGTGGCACCAACGTTGACGTGGGTCAGCTTGTTGTTTTCGGTGAAGAGTTCTTCGTCGATGCTCCTCTGAAGGGCTATGAAGCCGTGAAGATGGGTTACGAAGGTCCGAAGATGACCAAGGCCGATCCGCTGGGTCAGCGTGCGTTTGTTAGCTGGAAGATGAAGTTTGCCGCTGCGCGTCTGAATGAGCGCTGGGGTGTCCGCATCGAAGCTGGCTTCTCCGATCCGTTCGCCTAATAGGAGATTATCTAAATGGCAACTTACTCTACTGACGTAGCCAATCAAGGCACGATTCTTCGTCCGGCCTCCAAGCAGAAAGATGGTGAAATCATCTGCGTTTGGCGTCCGCCTGTTGGCGCAACGCTTGCTGACGGTGATCCTGTCACCCCGGCAGACTTGCTCAATGTTTGTACGCTAGGCCGTTACATTCGTCCTACGCTCATTCGCGTCACCTCTAATGGTCTTGCTGGTGTGGACACTCCGGGTAGCCGCACGGCTTCTGGTCTGGTCATGTCACTGGGCTGGAATGGTGAGACGGGTGCGCCTACGGCTGATCCGGATGGTTTTATTGCCACGATTACGGACGCAGAGGATTTGATTCTCTACGCCTCGGATAGTGGTTTGAATGGTACCGTCTTCCCCGGCACGGGTACGGGTGGGAGCAAGCAGATTTACAACCCTGCTGGCAACCTGCTCATTCAGGCGCTGGTCACCACGTCCAACACTTCCGTCTTCACGGCGGGTGCTGAGCTGGTGTTCTACATCCAGTATGAAGATGCTGACTCGGGTCGCTACGACGATGACTTCGGTACTCGTCTGGTACTTGATCCGCAGGGCCTCAACTACACGCTGGTTGATAACCTGAATGGTCAGGCTTTCACGTCCAACTAAGTAGTACAGAAATACAGCTAGACACAGCCGGGGGAATAAGCCCCCGGCTGCATTAGAACTATCAGAGGTGATACATGAGCACGAGCAACGATGTACTGAAGCAAGAGCTTCAGGAGCTTACGCGTCCTGAATTGATGCGTAAATGTAAGGAAGCAGGAATTGGTGTCCTGCCAGAACACACCAAAGAGAATTTGATTGATATGTTCTGCGAGAAAGCAGGGCGTATGACCATCATCACATCGGCTGTCAAGGATAGTTCCATCAAGCCCGGCTACATCCGCGTCATTATCAATCCCGGTGACAACACCTTCACGGGTGTTTCTGCAACGGGCGATGGCAAGGTGACAGGACAGAGCGAAACAGCCATTGAGTTCATGCACAACAGTCGCTTCTACGCTGTGGCTCGTAACAAGGAAGTGGATATCCCGGAATACGCGCTGTCTTGCATCAAGGATTCCACATCGCTAAAGGTGTACCAAGATGAGAACACCGGGATGCCTGTGTTCAAGACTGGCCCGGCATTCAGCTACGCCATTGTGGGACGCGGCCCTCCGGCAGACTTGAAAGACCCCGGCGCACGTACGTATGAGAGTCGTGATCTGCGTCATCGACAGGAAGTGTTCCGGAAGACGGGGCGATTCCCGACAGAGCGTGAGATGTTGCTTGCCGCAGGAAAGCCCGATAAAGACCGCTACTAAAGGAAATAGCCTTGAACTACCTAGAACTTACTAACAGAGTTATCGACGAAACCGGACTTGATCTTGGAATCCTCTCAAGTTCCAATTTCGCTGATCCGCCCAATCGTATGTTCATTCGTTTGAAGAACTGGGTAGCAGAGGCCAATCGTGAAATGCAGAAAGAGCGCCCGGAGTTCCAGACGCTCGTCAAGGAGGGGGTGGCTTTGGTCAGCCCCCGTTTCTCATTCTACGACTACAACGACATTGTTCCAACGACATTGCCCCAAGGAGCTGCCGAGTCTGTTGATACGGAGCATTTGTTCTCAACAGCCCCTGCCATCTTCAGCTCCACGACAGAGGGCTATTCAGACATCATCCAAGTCAATAGTGACAGCGTTGCCACAGATAATCCAGTGAACTTTGCTTTGAAGATTGGTGAAGTGATTAACTACCCGCCCGGTGATCCTGACGCTATCGTTCGTTTCAAGCGGTGGGGCACATACAACCTTACAGACCAGAACGCCACTCTCGACACGCTGTTGACAGATGTTGGCACTGTTCATCTGGATACGATGACGTACACGGTGGATAGCACCACTTACGCCAGTGCTCGTCCTATCCAGTATGTTCCATTCTTCGACTTCCCGGAATACGGCTGTTATTACCACACGCCGGGGGAGCCGAAGCTTTTTACAAAGATGCCTGACGGCAGGTTTGCTTACTATCCCCACCCAGCCTATCCCATTCGCCTGCGCTTCCGCTACACAGTGGATGTCAATGAGTTGGTTGCTTGGGATGATGAGCCAGAGTGGCTTGATCCAAAATGGCATGAAGGCATTGTCTATCTTGCAGCCTCCTACTTCGGAGACTATGAAGACCCCAAGGTGGCACAGCGTTGCTTCCGTCGTTGGTGGAACACAAAGCAGCAGATGGAGCGTGAACTGGCTCCTGTCCCCGGCTTCAACCCTATCCGCATGTGGTGACTAAGACATAATGCCCCAACATAATGAACTGAACAGAGCGGAGCCTATTAGGCTGTCAGCGGGCTTGGATTTCTCAAGTGCGAAGGTGAGCGCCGAGAGCGGAAGCTTGTCCGATTGCTACAACCATGAACACACGGATCGTGAGGGTTATCGTCGTGTAGATGGATTTGAGCGATTTGATGGACGCTATCCACCAAGCTTTGCTCAGGATGGGACAGCGGTATATATGATCCGCAGTGGGGAGTTTGATCCTCCGATTGTACGTGGTGATGTCATTCTCCTCGATGGTGTTATGTTTGGGAAGGTGTTGGCGTCCACGTACAACCTCACAGATAACAGAACCACGGTTGCTTTCATCCGCTTCTCAAATGCAGAAGTGGAAAGCGATGTGTTTGAAATTGAGAGGACGACAGAGAATTTTACGGGTGATGTGCAGCAAGGGCCACCCCCGTTCCCTGTTTTCTCAAACACGCCCGTGCGAGCAGATGATAATGTTCGTGAGAGCAATCTTACGTATGACACCATCCAAACCACTATCACCAAGTTTTCCAATGGTCGCAGGGCACATGGTCTTCACTGGTTTAAAGATCGGCTTTACGCTGTCGTGGACAACCTCTACATCCCGTTCACCAGCGGGAGCGAGGAGATATTTGCTAACGACGTGATTGAATGGGATACGGCAGATTACACTGCCCTTGTTAATGATGTCATTCTTACGTCGGGGACGTGGGTAGGTGGTGACGCTGCTGGTTACATTGTAGCTGCTGCGGTTATCGAAGGTGGCACAGAGATTGGCGTTGACGCTGAATATATTGATGGCTGGCTTTCCCAGAATATCAACATCCTCCGCGATACACCTGTAGCTAATGCAGCCACTGTAGCCACTTTCATCTCCAATCCCACTACGGCTCCTGTCACTACGGCCTCTCTCTGGCGCTGTGACAACGAGCTGCTGATTGACTTGGACAAGCAGGAACCAGACAACACCAACCTTGGCTGGAACCCAGTGGACATGGGATATGAGATTGGGTTTGAAGACGGGGAATATTTCTTCTCTGTGTTCAACACACTCAACCGCACTAATCTGGATGACGTTGATAGTTTCTCTGGTCAAGTGGTTGCTCTTGATGCCTCCGGGACAGGCGGCGGTCCCCAGCTTGGAGAAGATGTTCCACTGAATGGCCCAACAGGCGTTCCTTGGCGTGGAACTGATGGGCAGGTTATTGCTTTTAATAATCCTGTGCCCACTGTAGTCACCAATCTCGGGACACCAGCAGACTATCAGAGTGATGACGGAGATGGCCTGATTATTGTTGCCACACCGATCACAATTCAGCCCGGAAGCACTCGTCGCTTCACAGATGCTTTCGCTTTCTCTAACTTTATTGACTACAACACCATCCCGGCGGGATCATCCATTACAGGTTTTGAAGTGAGGGTGAAAGCCTTCCAGACGATTGGTGGAACGGACACACTCCCAGACCAAACCCCAACGGCTATGCTGGCGCGTATCCGTCGTGTGGACTCTAACGGGCAAACGGCTAGCGAGAGTCGTATTCTAGAGCTTAATCGAACAGGCACCGATGATGCCACTGCCTTTGAGCACATCTTCGGTGGTCCTAATGACACCTTCGGGATTGATGATGACTTGGTGATTGAGGACATAACCCCCACCAACTTCTTCATTGACTTTTTGTTCTTTACGCTTAGCCAAAGTGAAGGGCTGATTATTGATCGATCCATCACCATTGACTATATCAAGGTTATCCCCTACTACACAGCTCCCAACAGCAAAGTGTATTTCTGGGATGGTGTTGATGATGTTTCTGCCAACATCGTGGCTCAGTGGGTTAAGGAAGGAAGTTTGTTGATTGGTGATGGCACTGGGCGGCTTCAGCTTTACAACGTAGAGGGCGAAGCAGGCGCTGTGCGTGACTACATCAAAGTGACAGATGAGATCAGAACAGCACCCAACGGGGCCGGTAATCAGCTTGGCACTGTAACGGAGTTCTTCCGTGCAAGCTCGCTGCCATCTCTCTCGGAGATTCTTGAAGCTCAGAGTCGTTATCAATTCATTACAGCCAACTTCTATGCCCGTGATGAATGGGATGCCTTCTACGGCGTCTCAGGTGCAGCACGGGGATTTGTATGGGATGGGTTTTTCTTCCGTAATGTCTTCACAGGACTCCCCGACGATCTAGATGCACCGCGTCACGTAGCCTATCACCACGGCCATCTTGTGCTTGGTTATTCGGCTGGTGTCGTAGAGGTGAGCGCAGCAGGAAGTCCAGAGGACTATTACACCCCCGGCGCTTTCACTGAGATTGGGTTTGGTGATCGGATCACTGGGCTGCTTCCTATGAATGGCACCACGCTTGGTGTCTTCTGCGAGAAGTCCATCTGGGGCATGGTGGGAACAAACGTAGATGATTTGAACACACAGGTGTTGTCTCCAGACGAAGGGGCTATTGAATACACTGTCTGTGATGTAGGCAAGCCCATCTGGTGCTCCTACAATGGTATATCAAACTATGACCAGACAGCAGCCTATGGCGACTTCCAAGGGGCTAGACTCTCGTCAATTGTCCACCCTTGGCTCTTGGGCAGGCTCTCGAAAGACACGGGCTTGTACGGCCTCAGAGGAGCTTCCAGCGTTGTCTGTGCTCTTCCCATCAATGCCAAGAATCAATATCGTGTCTTCTTTGAAGATGGCTATGTCCTGACAATGACCCTCTTTGGAGCGGAGCAGCGTCCAGTCTTCACCATTCAGCAAAATTATGTGGATGAAGAACCAGACCTGTCCATCCCCGGAGCCACTAATCCCCTCTCCCTCCCCGTGCTTGTTCCCATAGCACATAGCGCTCAAGTGGACAGCTTCGGACGCAACAGGGTCCATGTTTCTCACTACTCTCGCTACTACCCCAACACCAATACAAACGAGACATTGAAATATGTCTTTGAATTAGACAAGGGATGGAGCTTTGATGGAACACCTATCGCGGCAACATTCACAACCAACTGGATGTTCTTAGGCGATCCATTCGAGACAAAGCGTATTGCCAAGGTGAGACTCTACGGACAAAGCTTGGGATATGCTCAGTTGAAAGTCGATATTGGCCGTGACTTCATGCAGCCCGATGGGGAATATGTCAACACATCCCTCCCTCTGAACGCCAACATTGTTCTCTACCCAAACGATGCTGATGAAGAATTGAAATACGACTTCATCCCCTATTCCTCCATTGCTGAGGTGGCGAAACGAGGAATCAACATTTGTATCCGTTACACCTCTAGTGCTCTGGATAATGCAGACGAAGATTTGCATGTTCAGCCGCCTTACGTTTGTCAGGCTCTTCTCGTTCAGACCAAGGACGGTCAATAATGGCATATTCAAATCAATACAGGGCTAATCCCTATAACCAATACGGGAGTACGGGGCAGCGAGCTACACAGCAGGGCTACACATACGACAATCGTGTAGGCAATGGTGCCCTTCCTCCCGGCTTCCAAGGAACAGCGAACAGAGCTTACACGCGAGATGTTCAGGGTAATGAGTTGTCAGGGAATCAGATTGACAGCTTGCTTTCTCGTGCTAATCCTTACATCGCCAATGCACGTCAGCGAGGAGCAGAACAAGCGCAGGGGAGGGGGTTGTTAAATAGTTCTGCTGCCTCTGGGGCTAGTGAACGTGCCGCTATCGAAGCAGCCGCCCCGCTTGCCCTACAGCAAGCACAGGCTTACGGAACGGCAGCAGGACAGAACCTAGACGCATTGAATCAGATGGGTCTGGCGCAGCTTGCTTCCCAGACAAGCCTTGGCACAGCGAGCATTGGTGCCGGAGCACAGCTCAGTGCAGCAGAAGCGCAGGCTAGGGCAGCTCTTCAACGTCAGCGTGAACAGCTCGGATTCTCTGGCGAGCAGAATCAGCTTGACAGGCAGCAGCAATACGGCATGGCTAATTTCGCCCTTCAGGGGCAGGATTGGATGTCTGATCGTGATGTTGGCCGGGCCATGCAGACAGCAGCCTACGGCACAGCTCTTGGTTTGTACGGGCAGGGGATGAGTAACATCATCAACCTCCCCAACCAGATGTTTGCTAGTGGACTCATTTCTCCTGAGTACATGGCTAATCCACAGGAGATGAGCCAGTTCTTCGGTGGATTCTATTCGTCCTATCAGCCGCTGTTGAGTGGTGTGTTTGGGAACTTGTTTGGTGATTTGGGCTTGGGAGGTAATCCTTAATGTGGGAGGCTATCGTCGCAGCAGGCATCTCAGCCTACTCTTCGTCCCGCTCTGCCGAGAAGCAGAATGACAAGAGCAACGAGAATCAACTAGCCCTTCTTAACCGAGCTTATGAACTGGACAAGCTCAAGAAGGAAGATCAACGCAAATACATGAAGGACAGCTATGCAGCCTACGCGCCTTATGGCGCTGGTGGAGCACAAGACCCCTTCGCCCAATATAGACCAGCAGAGGGACAGCCCGCTACGACTGGTGGACTCATGGGGCAAGCAGCTCTAGCTCCACAGTCTTTCTACAATTCCACACGGAGATATTAATATGGCCATTCGTTCTGATGCACAGCCTGTTTATGATGGCACGTTTACTTCAGTTCCTTTCCGGACTGTGGCTTATTTAGGCCCTAACGGCGAGCTTGTCACTCTTGATCGTGATCGCCTTGTTCCCGATCCTCCGGAGCCTACGCCGTAATGGAGTCCAACATGCAAGCCAATAGTCTCATGAGCGCTGCGGGTGCTCCTGTGCAGGGACAAGCTCAGTCGGAAATGCGTAAGCCAAAAGAAGATGACTTGTTCACTCGTACAATCCTGACAGGTGCCAGAAAGGCTTATTACAATCCAGAGCAGCAGGGACAAGTGTTACAGATGATTCAGAGCGGAGCGAGTCCCGGCGCTGGTGTTGCTCTTGCCGCTATGAGTATCCTTCAAATGGTGGGGGAGACGCTGGCAGAGCAAGGCAAAGAATCTCCCCCAGAGCTTCTGTTCAACCCTGATGGCCCTGTCGACTTCATTGTCGAAGACTTGGCTGAAATTGCAGCCGCAGAGTTTGGTGTTGATGTAGCTGAGATTCAGGCTGAGGCAGATGCCCTTGTCGACGAACAGATTGCTGGGTATGCCCAAGGGGGCGGACAGGCTCCTCCACAGGGCCAGCCTCCTGTTGACCCGATGGCACAGTCAGTTCCGCAGGGCAACGCCCAGCCAAGCCTCATGAGTGCAGCGCAGATGGGAGCATTGTCAAGGCGAGTTTCCTAGATTTCCTTGGTGGTGCTGCGGGTGCTTATGCACAAGTGAAGACGGAAGATCGTCAGCGCAAGCAGATTGAAGAGTATAACGCCCGCCTGCGTGAGCAGGAGCTTCAGGATTGGGAGCATAAGCTTCAGGTACAGCAGCGTCTAGAACGCTCTGGCCGTGCTGGGACAGCCGCAGGCAATGCGATCATCGGTCCCACAGGTCAAATCATCCAGCCAATGTGGAATGCTGAGGGGACGCAACAGTCTCTAGCCTCTCAGGGCAGCGTTCCGTGGGCCGATACACTCGTACAGCAGGCTGAAGCTGAGGCCAGAGCCGATGCAGCGGATGCTGCTTGGAAAGAGTCTCGTATTGGATTTGAAGAGCGCAAGACACGGGCAACAGAATCTAAAGCAGGAGCCGCTTGGCACCGCGCAACTCGCCCTGACAGTGGTTCTTCTCTTGCTCCCCCCATCATGTCTGTAGCAGATCAGATTGCAGCAGAGAAAGCCGGTGCAGCCAAGGCCGCTCGTGATCTTGGGCTGAAAGCCGATGAAGATACAGGTGCTTATACGATTGATGGCAACACCCCTAGCCCAGAAGTGATGCAGCGTTTCCAGCAGAAGGCTACTGAATATGCCTCTGCTTATGAGCCTCGCCGTGTTGGCAGTGCATCAGCACCAAAGCTTTCTGATGAAGCTCAGATTGCTATTGCCAGAGTCAATGCGTCTAGCCTACCCCCCGAAGCCAAAGCAGCAGCAATTGCTGAAATCACACAGGCAGCGAGCCGATAAGTGGCAAACTATAATGACATCTTGAGGAAATATGGGCTTGACAATACAACGCCAAGCCCTTCGTCCTATGACGATATTCTGAACAAGTATGGTGTGAAGCCGACTCCTAGTGCAACACTGGGAGACTTCACTGTGGAACAAAGTGCCCCGAAGGTCTGGGACCCAGAACAACGTGCCAATCTCATGTCCACCCCCGCCACTGTTCAAGGTGCAGCCAATCAGTTTGTAGACAGAACACAGTCTGCAATGGGTGGCCTTGTGTCTGCTGCTGCGGGTGGAGCACAGCAAGTGTATGATCGCTCGCTTGCCCCAGCCCTTAGTCTCATTGGAATGGCTGGTGGTAATCGCCCAAGCTTTGAGAATGTCAATCAAGCTGTCTCTGGCACGCTCGGCGGTATTGAGCAAGCTGGTACAGATGTGGCTAGAGCAGAGATGCGCTCTTCCAGTACAGCCCGTGAAGAAGCTTTAGCCGCAGGAGCTAATGAGCTTGGAATGGATTTCCTGACGGCTCTTGGTGATGTTGGTATTCAATTGGGTTCTACACTGGCTACTCGTAATCCAGCATTAGGTGCTGGCGTAGCCGCTGCTCAGGTTTACGGACCTGACTATGCTCGTCGTCTTGAAGACGGAATGAGCAAAGAGGACGCAGCCAAGGGAGCATTGGCCCGATCAGGCGTTGAAGTGGGAACCACAATCCCAGCCTTGGGTGTTCTTGGTCGTATGTTCGGGCAGGGCGGTGAACAGGTTGCAGGCCGCATTGTCAACACGCTTGAGAACAGTGCCAGTGGTAGGGCTGTGCTTGGCGCTACAGCAGAGGGCACTCAGGAAGCTACAGCCAATCTGGTAGGGGCCGGGGTTGATTATGGCCTTGGCTATTCCGATAAGCAGTTCGGAGACATCGGGGAGGCTCTGAAGGAGGGCGGCATTGGGGCCGCTGTTGGCGCAGCTATTGGTGCAATGTCTCCGGGTAGGAGCCGTGTCCCCACAATCCAAACAGGCATCCCCGTAGCCGATGCTGCTGCCCAAGCGACAGCAGACATACAAGCACAGGCTGGTGTCAGCGTAGATGCAGTAGAATCAACGCAGGAGCCGGTAACGGCGACTACCCCTGCCACCCCTACCGGGTCACAAGATAACGCCGTACAGAGCGTTACAGAGCGTCCTACGGGCAGTGTACCACGCAGTGAGAAGATGAGGGCTAGGCTCAATCTGGGAACAGGACAGCTTGAAACAGAAGGTGGGCTTCCTGTGAATGCCCCCTCCGCTGCTGACTTTGAGCGGGCTGAGATGGCCACGGGTATCAATCTGAGTAACAATCGCCAGCAAGAGCGTGCTCGTCAGAGAGGCATTGATGTGGACGGGCTTTTGAACAACACCGTCGCCCCACAGGCAACAGTTGTTGCAGATAGCGCAACACCCCCTGTCTTGCAGAATGTAATACCTCTTGCAGAGACTGCTGCTGTAGAAGCGCCAGCCCCGCAGGGCGTAGCCCAGCCAGAAGCCCCGAATGTCAATGAGGGACGCCCAGCGGGCGAAACCCCAAGCAACAGCAACTACATAAGGCGAGCCATGCAGCTTGCCAACGAAGAGGGCATAGACGCCACGCCAGAATGGCTACAGCAGCGTGTTAGCCAGCTTCAGAATGAAGACGTGTCCGAGATGGCTATTCGTGGTGGTGTAAGCCCCTCCACACTCTCTTATTACACGACAGCAGAAGAGATTCCACAGGAATACAGGAACACCACCCCACCCCCTGAGAATCAGCTTCCTGTCGTCAACGCAATCAAAACAGCCACGAATGCTCGTGAAGCTGTCGATGCTCTGCGTCCACTGATTCAGTCCAAGCCCCTTCAGGACTTTGCTGACAAGATTGGCAAGTACATTGATCTTGCAGAAATCCCCGTCATCACTGTCAACCCAGAGGACGCAGGGCGTGCAGACCTTGGCCCAGCCAACTACCTGACAGCCAAGGGCAAGGAACGCACTGTCGGTGCCTATTCCCCAGCTACACGGGAAGTCTATCTGAAAGGCGAGGGCTGGAAGAACAACGGCATGAATGCAGAGGCACTGTTGCACGAGCTTCAGCACGCTGCGTCTGTACACGTCTATGACGCTGTGAAGAAAGGCACTATAACAGACGAAAATGCCATCAAGGCTGTGGCTGACATAGAGGCCCTTGCTTCTGAATTCAATGCCAACAGCGAAGCCTTTGCGTCTTTCCCGAAAGAGACTATGGACAGGCTGCGTTATGCAGCCACCAACCCCAAAGAGTTCATGGCAATCACCCAAACCTCCCCCTTGGTGCAGCAAGCATTGAAGAAAGAAGGGCTGTGGAAACGTTTTGTCAATGCCATTCGCGGCATGTTCGGCTACTCACGCTCTGAGCTTCCCTTGCTTGAGCGCATTCTGACGGCGGGTGATGCTGTTATGGGAGCACAGCAACAGGCTCAATTGGCTACCGCCCCTCCTGCTGCTGGTACAGTGGTGAACGAAGCTGATTATGCGCCGGGTGATTTGACGTTTGATGAAATGGCTGTTCAAAGCCAATCTACCCGCGAGCGCCTGAGAGAGGAAGAGGCACAACGTAGCGCCAAGCACTACGAGGACACACGTAGCGGCCTAAAGAAGCTCAAGAGAATCTCTACGTGGACACGAGGTATGGATCGCCCCCTAGCCCGTGCTCAGGAAGATGCTGTTACGCAAAAAGCTGCTCTTGGTGTACCAGAACGAGAGATTGCTGCCCGAGCAGATCGTGTCCATGCAATCATCGCTAAGAACAAGCTTGATTCTAAGCAGGCTATGAGCGATGTAGATAAAATCCTTAGAGGTCAGCCTGCCCCTAACGCCAATCCAGAGATTGCAGCGGAAGCTCGCCGTGTCCGTAAAATGATTGACCAAGAGCAGACAGCCCTGTTGCAGGCACTAACTCCTGATGATCCTCGATCAACCCCGGAGAACATAGACAAGATTTATGACTCTATTGGCTCCTACCTGACTCGCTCTTACCAGCGCAGTTACTACCGCCCCGGCCTTGTTGAAAAAGCCCTCACGCGAGGCAAGGAAGGTGGGGCTTGGACACGCATGATGAAGAAAAACGAACCTAAGCTTTACAAGGAACTTGTTCGTTATGTCGACGAAGCTGTGGTTAATGTACTGGATAATATTAACAAAGCCAGCGATTACCAACTTTCAACTATTGCAGACCAGCTCGGCGTAAACACAACAAACGCTGACATAGCTGTTGCCAAAGGGCAGCTCGCTCGTGCAAAAGAGAGTCTGAAATCATGGGACGCAAGTGGTAAAAAGAATGTGCGTGTACGGGCAGCGAGAGAGAGAAACATAACTGAGGCTCAGACCAATTTAGATGATGTCAGAACGCGCGTCAAAGGTGCTCTTACCGCAGAACGTAGTAAATACGGCTCTGCTGAAATCCTTCGCAATTACATCATCGAGAGCATTAGCGCCGTTAGCCCAGAAAGCCCCATCAAGGCTGTCCGTCAGGCCGCTCGTGACGAAGGCATCCTTGAGAAGCGCCAAGATATTCCAGAAGTCATTAGGAAGTGGTGGGGGGAAAACACTGACCCCATGACTGTTGCTGCCATCACCTTTGATAAGATTGGTACGCTAGTTGCTGAAACCAAGATGTTGAACAACATCGCCAGCAATGGCCTTGGTGTTTATGTGTTTGATGAAAACAATCCAGCTCCCTCTGGCGAGTCTCTTGTAAAGCTTAACAACGCAAAACTTGGTCCCCTGAATGGCAAGCTTGTTCGGGAGGAGCTGAAGCAGTTCCTCGACACGCAAATCGGCTTGACGGAGCTGAAGAGCACAGACGATTGGAAAGAGATGGGTGCTGCTCTTTACAACAATGCAATTGTTCGTCCGGGCGGTTGGGCTAAGGGTTCAGCTACTGTGCTGTCATGGCCGACGATGGTGGCGAATGTTATCAGCAACACCATTCTCACGGGAAATGACTTGCTGGTTATGAGCCTGTTGGCAAAGACCAATCCCAGCAGCAAGTATAAAGATTACACTTTCGGGAACATGATGCGTGCGTCTGTTAATGATGCCCTTGCGTCAGTGTCTAATTCCGCTGCTGCTAAGGATGTTGAATTGCGGCGCTCTCTCGTGGCTGAAGGTATTCTTCGAGATGGTATTTCTCTAGGAGAGTTGCGCGGAACGGTGAATCGTTTGGAACGCAAACTGCGTACAGAGTCTTCCACAACAGCGTATGGAAAGTATACCGGAAAGTTGGCCCAACTTCGTGATACGGCTGGCGACGCTTTCGCCGATCTATATCAGTTCTCAGACAATAGCGCGCGGCTGGCTGCATTTTCAACCAATCTCGCCAACCTAGAACTTGTATATCCTGACTTAAACAGGAAAGAAATTATTCAGATGGCGAAGGATCGTGCCCGCGACACGGTGCCTACCTTCTATCGTGCCAATCCTGCTGTGAGAGCTTGGTCTAAGCTTGCAGGTAACTTTGCAACATGGACGAGTGAAGTAGGGCGCACTTACACCAATAGGTATAAGTACGGCTTGAATGATGTTCTCGAAGGATACAAAACAGGGAACAAGAGAGCAGTTCAATTCGGATTTGCTCAGATGATGTCTGCGTCCACTTCGATTGCCGCAAGTTCTCTGTTAATCCCAATGCTCCTGAAACTAGTCGGCCTTGCGTCTGGTGACGACGAGCAGGAAGAGAAAGTTCAGTCCCTAGCGCCAGATCATCTCCAAGACAAGAATCTCAACATCAGTGAGATTGACAGAGAGAATAAGCGCATCTTCGTTTGGAACACGTCTCGCGTTGATCCAGCCGCTCCTTTCGGAGAAATTGCCAATAGGATTGAAAATGATGGCGTAGCTCTTCCTGCCTTTTTGTCTTACATAAGAGACAGCATGCTGATGCCCGGCATGTATGCAGAGGGTTTGGGCACGGCTGCTACTGGTTGGTCTAGACCGTCACAGTCTTTGTTCGGCGATCAGCGTTGGCGTGAAGTAGAGGGCAAGGATCGTTTCCGCCCAGTCGTGGAAGCTTTTGTCCCCGGTACAATTAAACAAGCCAACAGGGCTGTTACACAGTATGAACGTGGCAGTGACCTTGCCACTCAGATTTCCAGATTCATTGGTGTTCCGTTGGAAGAGATTGATGTTCCTCGCTCCATCCAGAATAAAGTCTACAGCTATGGAAATAACGAGAGGCAGATTGACGAGAGTTTGAAGAAAGACTTGTCATCCCCAGACCCCCTTTCAGAAGATGATTTCAAGACTATTCTTTCCGAATATCTGGTAGACAGCCAGACCAACTTCAGTGAATTGCAGAATTCTTTGCAAGCTGGCCGTGATCTTGTAGGCATGAAAGATGATGAGCTGAGAGCAATTCTAAAGGATGTTCCGAGTGCTACGAACAGAGGTGAAAGATCGCGGCTGCTGTCGGGTGAATACCGCCCCAGAGCCTTTGCTTCTGATTGGCTTTCTGGGTTGGAAGAACGTGCCCTTCGTGAGAATGTCCGTGATCCAGCCTACGCAGAGCAAGTGAAGCAGGAGTTTAGACAGAGACGGCGTTGGTTGAATGAATACCTAGGCTCTCCGCGTAAGTGGCAGCCATTATTGGAGAATGACAATGGCAGCTAACGGAACCAATCAATCCCTCCTGATGGGACGCACCAGACAGACATACAACAACCCCCTACAGAACAGCCGAGCGCAAGCCTACGGCCAAGCCTCCTCCCCCAACACCCCGTACAACAATGGAGACAACACCATGTACAGCAATCAGCAGAGCTTTCAGCCTACGTCCTACCAGCCCACGGGGTACTCGGGTCAGAATCCTAACCTCGGACGCTACGTTCCCCCGATGATGGGTGGGAATGGTAACAATCCCTACAACTGGACTAACAGCGGTGGTTATTCCTATAACACGCCACAAGCTTACACGGGTGGCTACAGTGGCTTCCCTCCTCAGACTTCAGGTTCTCCTTTCGCTCAATTCATGTCCCAGATGAACAATCCTTTCACTGGACAGGGCTATGGTGGACAGATGGATGGGATGTTTGGGCAGATGGGTTACCCACAGAATGACAGAGGCCAGTCGAATAACGTCCCCATGGCTAACACAGCCAACCAGCTTGCTCAACAGATGAGCGGGAATATGGGGGTTGGTGGGAGCAACATGGAGCAGACAATTGTTCCGGGCAGAAGCAATGCTTATGAGGAAGAAACGATTGTCCCCAGCCGTAGCAACCTAGCCTCTTCCTTTGGACGTCAGCAGCCAGAACCTCAGCGTATGGGGAATGGTGGTGATTGGCGCAGCTTCCTCAGTCAGCAACAGCCTTCAATGGGGAATAACGCCCCTGTGAACAGCGCACGACGCCCTTGGATGGGCGGTGGGAACTGGTAAGATGGCAGAGCCTAACGAGACAAGGGGGCGACTCCCCGAGTGGACTAACAGCGGCTGGGGGAGGTTTCTTCTCTCCCTCGCTGACACACAAATCCCCGGTAATGCTTTTAGCACCAACTGGGGGACAGGTCAGGCTCCTACACACAACTTCACCAACTTCCGTGAGTTCACGGGGTTAGGTGGGTTACAGCGTGGATTGAGCGGCTTTGGTAATTTCCTCTCGAATGCTGGGACAGGAGCCAGAGGCATCGGAACATCCTTCGGACGCTTGAATGATGGCAACAGCAGCACAGGCTTCTTCAACAATCCAACGGCTCCGTGGAATTGGGGCAATGGTCCCAGCAATGTTCCAGAAGGGCATCCTGACTTCGTAGGTCCAACGCGTCCCGGAGGCAGCTCGTCGCAATCTGAGGGGCAGACGTATTCCCCCGGTGATCCTCGTCAGTGGGGTCCGTTTCAAAATCCTATAGGGCAGCAGGGAATGAACAATTGGTATTCAGGCAGGACAGGTAATTCTTTCACTGGCAATACGACTCAGAATCCCATCATTGGTTATGGCGTGGCTTCGCCTGAGCAGATAGCTGCTGCTGGTAGTTACGGCGTGGGTGTAAACCCTGACGGCACTTATTCAGGCGCAGGGGGTAGAAATTCCCCTACAACTCCCTCATCGTCTACCTACGGCGGATCACGTGTGATGGATGCTATTGGCAGTGCCTACGGAAGTGGCCCTGCTGGGCTGTTGGGCATGGGTGTACGCGGTGCTCTCCTCGGACCACGAGAAGAGTGGAACTTCAATGAAGGAATACGGATTAATTAATGGCCGATACAGAACGAAGTTATGAGGAGACACGTTAGTGGCTACACCTCCGGTAATATTGGAATACTACATCGGCAGGATGGGTGTAGACCCAGAGCGCACGAAGCTCAATAAAATCCTTCGGGATATTGAGGCACGTTTTCTTGCGCTTGGGGCTGGTCCTGTCAATCAATATGTAACGTTTGCAGAGTCCATCACAGCAGCGGATGTTGGGGGTGTACCCACGACACGTACGTTAACCGCTGGGACCGGGCTGACGGGTGGCGGCAATTTATCAGCAGACAGAACCTTCAATTTGGCTAACACAGCCGTCACGCCGGGTACGTACGCGGACGATGGTCGATTCTATAGCATCACCGTGGATGCTCAGGGGAGAATAACAGATATATTCGTCAGCGGACTAATTGCTATTGACGCTGCGCAAGTGGTTTCCGGAACATTTGGGACATCCCAGATTGCGAACGATGCCATCACGAACGCGAAGCTTCGTGACTCAGCAGCGCTGTCCGTTCTAGGCCGCTCTGCTAACTCAACGGGCGACCCTGCGGATATCGCCGCAGCATTCGATCACCAAGTACTCCGTCGTAGTGGCACATCCGTGGGGTTTGGCCAAATCGATCTTGCACAGCCCGCTGCTGTCACAGGTGCATTGGGCGTACCGAATGGCGGAATGGGCACGACGACGCTCACATCCGGCAGTTACATGCAGGGCAATGGTACAAGTGCAGTGACAATGCGAACGCCGGCTCAAGTGTGGGCAGACATAGATAACACAGCATTAGCAACTGTGCAGACATGGACGGCAGCGCAGACGTGGACGGGCATTTCGTACCAAAACGGCGGCATGCGCGTAAAAACGACAGACCGCACTGGCGGCGGTACGATGACGACAAGTGACTATTACGTGCTTGTCAGCGGAGTCGCTGGAATCACACTCCCTGCTGCACCGAACGATGGACAAACACTCATCTTGAAAGAGGTGGCGGGATTCAACTGCACGGTGAATCGGAATGGAAACAATATCGATCTTGTAGCCGCGAATTACACATTGCCTTTAGATGGCAGCGTAAGATTTGTATTCCGAACTGGAAATGGCTGGTTCACTTTCGCGGCATAGCCGTTGCTTCACTTCGTTTCACACATACAAACAGGGGTTCGCGGAGCGAACGAGAGCTTTTCGCTTCACACACTTAGCCTTCCTATTGAGGGCTTCGCAATGTAACGGGGACATTCTATGAACAATGGGGAGAATACGCAGGAACCGAAGATGGGAAACGAGACGAACAAATATCTCCTTTCAGACATTCAGACACAAGTGGCATTGATTAAGCAATCACAAGCGCAAGCAGATAAGGACAGGGATAGCCTCAAGGATGAAGCTAAGGAGCAGCGTAAACTTGTGGAGAAAATGGATGGTAAGCTCGATAGCATCAAAGAAGAGTTTATACACATGAAAGGGAAGATTGGAGGGGTGTTATGGCTTGTCACATCCCTCGGAACAGCTATAGCTTTGTTTGGGGATAGTATCCTTCGATGGCTTAAGAATCTCACGTAAGGAGAAACAAGTGTTCAGAATGCTGTCAACAATCATCGGCCTGAGAGCAGCCGTGACGTTCATGCTCTTCGCTGCAATGAATCTTGTTAGCCCAATGGCAAGGGCTTTGAAAGAGGAAATGGGTGTGTATGCACAGGAGTCAGATAATGTTCAGCTTTCTTAAGGGGGCTTCTTTCTGGCTCTGGCTAGTTATAATTGCCTCTGCTCTCTCTGGGACATATCTCCTAGGGAGAGAGGCAGGAAGGGAGAAAGAGATCACCCGCTGGGCTAATGTGGAGCAGAAGAGGCTAGAAGCTGTAGCCAAGGCCCTCGTAGATGAAAACAAGGCACAGGCCAATTTCAATGAAGAGGTTGAACCTGTAATAGTAGAGCGCATTGTAGAGCGCACCAAGTGGAGGACACACATTGAAGAGGTTATTGTCAACGATCCCGCTCCTGATTCTTGCAGTCTTAGCGACGAGTTGCTCAAGGCGTACAATCGTGCCGTACGTCAAGCCAACACTGGCCTGCCCAACTAGGGCTATGGACCCTTGCTCTCCCCTCCCTGAGTTTACATCCGCAGACAGGAATGAAGCAGACAAGACAGTGGCTAGGCACATAGAGCTTTATGGGGAATGCAAGGATAAGCAGGCTGTGCTGAGGGCCTGTATGAAAGCTTTCAATGAGCGCTAAGAAATGGGCCTAGAAGGCCACGAATGGGTGTACCCCTACCCACCCCACTGACCCCCTGCTAGAACGCCTTACAGCGCCTCTCAGGGCCTATAAAACGTAGACAAAAAGAAAGGCAGCTTTTGACGGCTGCCTTTTTCTATGGGCGGTGGTTTGTTAATCCATTCAACAATCAATTCAAAACAACCACTATAACACAGCTAAGCATTTGAAATCAAATACAAATGCCAGCTAAAGCTTCGTCACTATCTATTCAAACCCGCCAACGCTCGTAGAGGATAAGCCCTAGCCAGAAGGGCCATGTAACAGCAATGACGCAGAGGATAGTGAACGTCTCAAACCCACTCTCGATTTCCCAATAGTTCTCTTTGGTGATGCCGGGGATTGAGATGTACAGGCCGAAGGCCACCAAGACGCCGACGATTAGGTAGATACAAACAATGACTGTTGTCATTACACCATCCCCGAATCAATATACTGCTTGATTGTAACAGGGCTGAACGTAGCTGCCAGAAGTACAGGAACAATCAACCGATCCACCACCTCCTTTAGAGATTCAAGCTGCTCATTTAGTTCCACGGAATATGTTGTGTCGTCATGTGTAAAGCTAATCTTACTGTTCATGCTGTTTCATCTCCCTAATCATACCAAGGTGCTTCTCTACGTTCAAACCTGCCTATCAACCTACCCCCGCCCTCTAGGTCAATCGGATTATCTTTCAAATCCACATACCTCTGAATGTACCATTCAAGCCAGACTGTTGTTGATCTGTCAGGACCTACCTGCGTAGGAAGCCAAGCAAACTTGTATTTCCACTCACTTGATTTGTCATTCTTCCACTTCAATCTCCTACCCCTCATCCTGACAATCTGTTTTAGTTGACCGCCCTTTACCAAAATCAACCTTGACCACATTCCCCTCTACCTTTGGCTTTTCCTTCTCAATTGGGGCCACGATAGGCACAGCCTGCTCCAAGTTCATAATCAATTGATGGGCTATTTTCTCTGCTGCTGTGAATACACGTCCTCCTTTCCATGGAACATCGGGGTAAGCAAGCCATTGGGGGCCTTGTGGGGTGTCGTAGAGTTCGATTGTTATCTTACTCATAGTGGGGATACTCCACTTCAACATCAATGTCATGAAGCTCTAGAATAGCTAAGTAGAGGCTTTCTTCGCTATAGGGAGTTCCGTTTGTGTTCACTTCATTACCAGCCTCGTCATACACTTTGAAAAATGACATGCGCTCCGTCCCATCCCACCAACAATCTTCAACAGCTTTGTATTTCATCACCGATTCCCCATCTGGACAGGTAGCTCATCTTCCTCCTCAACAGGAGACACATCAAACCCCCTGTATTCCCGTAGGGGGTCTTCATAGCAAGGTTCTAGCTCATTCAAGGCGTCAAGGGCACTGTACAAGCATTCCTTGACGCTGCTGTTGTCCTCCTCTGTCTCAAGGAATACAAGGGCGTCGTTGATGTCATTGCGGATGCGATCTAGGGGGGTCATGGGCTTCCTTGCTCTAGTTGCTGTCTGAGGAATGAGAATGCTGTTGCTGCCACGAGTGGTACTTGTCCATTGCCAATGGCTTTAAGTCTGTCCAACCTACGGGCCATCCCATCCGCCACTCGTTCCATTCCGGGTTGATCTTTCCACCAATCTGTGCTGAAAGTGTCGGTGTATTCCTTGTGTACTCTGCTGGGTAGGCTCCTTCCTTTGCGTTGTGACACGTTGGCGTAGGCAAGAATGAACATCCGCTTTCTGTGGTGATCTGCGCCGAAGTTGCTACATCCAAACACACCCCTTGCCGTGTCATACCCCAAGCGGTCAAGCCCTTCAAGCACCTTGTCCAGTCCCTTAGTGCGTAGATTCGGGGAGTTTTCAGCAAGGACAAACTGAGGTTGTACTTCTTCAACGACTCTTTCCATCTCAAACCACAATCCTGACTTGTTTCCGTCCAATCCTTGCTGCTTTCCGTTGGCGGAAGAGTTTGTACGGGCACTGCTGATGTCCTGACAAGGGAATCCTCCGCACACGATGTCAACAAGTCCTCTCCAAGGCTTTCCATCAAATGTTCTGATGTCATCCCAGATTGGGAAGTTAGGGAGGATTCCATCTCGCTGTCGTTGAAGCAGGACTTTTCGGCAGTAAGGTTCAATCTCGACAGCACAGACGGCGGGATGTCCGAGAAGCTGCCCACCGAGGATTCCTCCCCCCGCTCCTGCAAATAAGTGTAGCTCATTCATTGTGTCCCCTAAGCATAACGTTCCTTCAATGTCTGTTGGCTGACAAACTGTACATCATCTGCCCAGCCGCTGTCAAGACCTTTCATGTGATGTTCCTGAAGGACGTAGGGGCAGAGAGCCGCTTCGATTCACGGAACCAAGAGCCACAATCCTGACATTGCATCCGCTGATAAACCCCTGTCGTAGTGACAGATTCTCCACGCTTCTGGACATGCTTGCTTCCACAGTTGGTGCAGACGCTCTCTCCTGCGTAGACCCCGAGATTGGGATGATTCTTCATGTAAGGGAGAAGTCGGAGATAGACACGTTCCAAGAGCTTAACGTCTTGGATGTTGTACTTCACCATCTTCTTCCAAGCCTTCTCATCGCCCTCCATGCACTTACGCCACAAGTCAAAGCCTTCGTGACTCAGCTTCTCTCCACAGCCGAGCTGGATGCCTAGATCACCAAGGCGATTTGAGGAGAAGCGGAAATGACGCTTGGCTTGCTCCTTTGTGCAAAGCATTTTATAGGGAGATGGCGGGGGGAGATTATGCACAGCAAAGCGCCGATTGATTTCCGGGATGTCAAAACGCTTGATGTAATGTCCAATGACAATATCGGCTTCATTAAGCAAGTCCCAGAGGCCGTGGATAATCACTTCGTCGTTACGGTCTGCCAGGAGCTTGGGGTAGTCGCCCATGCTCTCCACAATCATCTTCTTGTCGTTAAGCCACTTAGCAGCCCAGCACAGGATGAAGGATTCATGAATGACTTGCTGCTGACTGATCCGTTGATCCCAACGGCCCCAGTGATAGCCAACCATCCCTGACGATTCGATGTCTAGCAGGAGAATCTTAGGACCACTCATGCACCAAAACCTTTGTAATAAGAAAGAGCCGCATGCAACTCTGCCCGAAGCTCTCTCGCTACGTCAATATCATCGAAGTCCTCAAAGGAGGCATCAGACAGAAACAAGTAGATGGACGTAACAAGCTCCAAGGGGAGGGTGCAGGTTGGGGTGTTTAGTTGGTCAGTCATTTCGTCAAGTCCTTATACATCCATTCATATTCACGGAGACGATCAATCTCTAGATACAGATCAGCAACTTCAGCTTCCAAGCCATGAATGTGACTCGTGGCCATTTCAAGCTTATTCAACACACGGGCATAGAGATTGTCTGGCTTGTCAGAGGCTAGGTCTTTGGCTTTCAGTTCTTCAATTAATGTCACTCCTCATCCCCTTTCTTCTGATTATCTGTGGCAGCAGCATAGCGATATAAATCATTCATGTGGCTGTCTAGAAACTCCCTGTTCATGTTGTCCCATTGGGCTGGCTTTATGCTGTCGATGCCTTGTTCTGGCGTCTTCGACTGCGAAGTTGGAGGTGGAATTATTTTGTAGCAGCCGTGCCCAGCCCAGTATGTGGTGTCTTTGTATTTGTACCCGAGCATCGTAGATTCTACTTTAACCACCTCTACAGTTGATCCGACAGACGCTCCCCCTTCACCCATTGTAATCTCAATCCAATCCCCCACTTTAGCTCTAACTTCTGCCACCGGTTCTCCGGGGCACGGGTCTTCAACAAACTCATCATACTTCAGCTTCCCGTCCAACCAAGCCTCATATTCAGGTTGAACGGGGGACGGCAAAGGAGCCTCCTCTACGTGTGTGTAGCGTACGCGATCAAGCCACGCCCATTTCTGCTTCCTCGCTTCCTTGTAAAACTCAGCCGCTTCTTCTGGGGTGAAGTCGAGGGGATTCTTCCTCTGCGTACTAGCCTCAACTTCTACAGCCATAGCATTTCGACACATAGCGTGCTGTAAATGGCTCCTGCCCGTCTCAGGGTCAAGCTTCTCTCCTGACAGCCACTTCAAAATATGCCGCAACACAGCCCCTACATGCTCCTCTGGGGTAATTGTTTTCCAGCGTTGATTGGGATGCTTCTCTTCATTCATTGCCATAATTTCCCCTGCAAAAAGCAGGGCCTTTGGGGGGAGGAAGTCTGGGCGTGATTTCATTCTACTTCGTACCCGTCAAGTTCAGTGTAAAAATACTTCTGATCGAAGTCTCGTTGCGCTATTTTTGCGATGATCTTGTTTTCGTAGACGCCTAAAATGTTATTGTCGTCCTCTGCTTCTTTCTGTCCAGTCACAATATAGACTATCATACAGAATCCTTATAAAGTTTTGACGTAATCCTCATATCCAACATCTCCTTCAGAATGGCTTTGTCACACTCCACCCCCATCTCCTGAGCAATGCGTTGCACAGCACCACCAAGATCATCATACGCGAGAAAGAGGGGTTTGTAAAGCTCGATGTAATTAGCAGCCCATGCACGCTGACTCACCCAATGATTGTAGTCAAACACCCCCATCTTCATCAAACTAGCCATGCAATCATCAGGCTTACGCCAGAGGAACATTGTCTTGGCTCCCTCTGGAATGTGAGCGTGGTCGGGGACAGTGCCGTCGCTTCCTACGCTAACGTCCCAATGCTCCCACGACCGCTCTCCACGATGAATCTTTGAGAGGAGTTCGTGGCTAGCACGTAAGCATGTGCATGCGTTAAGAGCTGTCGTAAGCCAAGCTGATGCAGACCTTGGTAGACTTGCGATGACGAGCTTGTTCATCGGTCTGAACCTGATCCCATCAGGGTTCCCTTCGCCTTCCTAGCTTCCAGCTTGTTGATGTTGGCTTCAAACACTTGTTCTAGGGTGAAGCCGTAGAAGTCGGACAGAAGCAAGAGAGCGAAGGCTGTATCGCCAAGCTCTTTGATGATCTTATCTACATAGGTCACGGCACTGGTCCAACTACCCATGTCGTAATCACCCCTTAATCGTTTGCCATACTCGCCCACCACCTCCCCAGCCTCACTAGCCAACAGCGTAGTGAGATAGGCTTCCATGTGCTCCTCTGGCACTACGACAAACTCTTTTATCTTTGCGATGTACTCACTCGGCTTCATTGGTCTTCACCCATTTGTTATTCCAATTGTCGATTTCTTGCTCTGTCATCACTCTCCACGTCTTACCGCGATCATCGCTAATGTATTGCGGGGGAGAGGGTTCAGTCACAATCGGCGTCATTTCGTCTCTTCCTCTTCTCTTTGAGTTTAAACCACCAGAGCCTCAGTTTATACTTCCAACTCCGTCTCAGCAACACTGTGTCAATCGTCCACTCAATCTGCTGAACGGCATTGTGCGTTCTGAAAGAATCCATGCCTTGCTTGCAGCCTAGGGCGTACGTTATCCACCTGATCCATTCGTCGTATTCCTTGGCTTTCTTCGCCTCCTCGTCTGTCATCTTCCTCCCTGCAATTCCTTCGATTAGGTGTGTCAGAGAGATGGTGGGTGGGTAAGCGGGCTGATAGGCTGGGTATGTTGTATCTCGTAGGTGCGGTGGGAGGTTAGTTGTCATTACGGGCCTTCCTTTCCTGCTGTGTTTTCGCGTGATGACAGACAGAGCAAATAGCTTGGAGATTGTCAGCTTCACACAGAAGTGTCTCTACGAATCTGGGCAAATCAGCAAAGCATTTCAAACTTCCTGCTGGGGTGATATGGTCAATGCTTATTTCCTTACCGACCACCCACTTCTTGCACACGTTGCATTGCCACTCAAACTTCTGCCTCTTGTTGGGGCCTTTGTAGGGACGCTTGGCTGCATTCAGCACGTCGTATTTGACTGGCCACCTGTTACTCTTGGCCCTAAGGCCGCTTCTAATGAAAGAGAAGTATTCGCTCTCGCTATATCGCCCTCCTCCCCTAACCTTCGGAGCCTTTGGTGCCCGCTTCTTCGCTGCCATCAATTCAATACCTTGAATGAGTCGCCCTCCGACCTGAGAAGATAGATTAGGTTCCCTGTCTCCACAAGAGCTTCCATGTAGTCAATCACAGTGCCGTCATGGCACTGCAACCCGCTGCCTTTCTCGTACATCCACTTCAGCTTCCCATCCTTTTCCTTCTGGAAACAGCGTTGATGGAGGAAGGCGTCTTTGTAGGCTTCTACAGCCACTCGCCAGCCTTGTCGATAAGTGGTTACGCCTTGCAGGAGCTTGTTTGCCTTCACAGGGCCACAGCCGGGGATGCCTGTGATCGAGTCCGTCGAATCGCCTGTCAAGATTTGCGCCCACAGCCGTAGATTTCCCTCCCGTGGTGAAATGACTTGAGTTGTCCCCTTGTTGTAATTAAAATGCAACCCCGGTACTTGAAGTACATCTTTATCAACTGCACACAAACAATTCTCTTCGGGGTCTTCGTTATAGACAATGGCAGCCATGTCCTCAGCTTCCATCCCGTCTATAATCTCAGCTTGCCAATACGTGACTAGGTAGTTTCGCACTTCCTCGTAGAGCAAAGGTTTCGGGGGACGTTTCCCTTTGTAGGGCTGCACTCTCGCAATGGATTTCCTGAAATTATCCTTCCCCCCGAGGAACAAGCGCCAGCCGTTAGCCTCTACGTTGAACTTCTCAAACATGCCTGTGACAATCTTCTTGGCATTATGGAAAGCGTGTGAAGATTCTTCAGCTACAGCCTCGTCTCCTCGCCCTTCCTGACAAGCAAAACTCGCGCTGTAGATGATCGTATCTGCGTCAACGATTGGCGTTTTGCCCCAAAGATCAACTGTCATAACTGTCCATTCTCTGCCTCTTATGGCTGTATTGTACCTTTAATGGGTAAGAAGTTGCCGCTTCTGACGCCCCGTGGGCTGTCTAACTGGTGGGTCCGGGAGGGGCATCCAATGGGTTGGGTCTAGCCATTTCCCATAACATCCCGAGTCGTAAGAGCAGTACCACCATGATGCACTCCACCACGCCACGGCACTCTTTGAGGGGCCACTGTATGTGTATATCTCTTCATCCTTTAGATCATCCCAGCTCCACTGGGTGTGATCTGAAGCACCATCAGGATGCCCACCGTAGATCAAAATTACAGTTCCATCCTTCGGCGCTGCCTCAATCGGTTGCCACATATACCCTCCGTATGTATTCCTGTCTATGTTCTGTAAGCTTCCAGTGTGTTGTAAGGCCGTATCTCTGAGGGGGTGCTGGGGTACTAGCCCCTATGACTAAACCTCGTCAGAAGAGCGTACAGAGCGCCCTAGGGGCACTTCCTCCGCTACCCTCTTCATGGCTAGTTCCATGCCATGTACAAGCCCTAGATAATATCTGTCCCCATCTTCCTCATGTGCGGCGAGGTATTCGTTGAAGAGGTCTGTCAAATCGTTCGCTATAGATTGAAGATGCCAATTAAGAGTCTTCACATTCCCTCCACTTCTCTATTAACATGTCCTGAACAGCAATCAATTCATCCTCCGAGCCAAATCTAGCATGATATGCCTTCGATTCGAGCTTCAGGGATGGGCCTAGTATTTCTCTCGTTGTCTTTGTTTTCCCTGTCAGCCAAGGCTGTCCAACGTGGTGCCAAAGGCAATTGCCATAGCCCCATCGGTGGCCCCGGCGCTTACTCCCTGATAGACAATGGTGATAGTCACAGGGGGTGAGTCCTCGTCCTAGGAGCCAGCAGGGAATGCAGCCAATATGCTTGGCTAATTCTATTCTCTCAGTCTCTTCCTTTGTGGGGGTGGGGGTGGAGTGTTTCACTCAATCATTAATCCAAGTCTCTCCGCTTCCATTTGCTTGTACACCATACTATTAGCCCAAAGGTCCTCAAGGGTTTCCCAGTTCGATCCGCTGTACATGCCGCTAAAGGAACAATCCCACAAGAAAGCCATGTAACTCTGAATGGCGAGGGGTTTTTGTTTATCTAGGTCTTCACGGAAGCTGTCATACAAGGCTTCCTCATGGGCCTCTTGTCGTTGAATGCTGTCCTGCTCTTTCATGTAGCGTGCTGTGTCTTGTTCTACGGTGCCCATGTTTTGGCGTCTCCGACTGTCAAACTGAAATAACAGGGATTTTATTGGCGTCGGGCGACGGTACTGCTCGATAAATCTTCTTCAGCTCATACACATACACCTCCCCACCAAACTCAATAACCTCATCTCTACCAAAGCCCGTAGGCTCAATCTCCAATCCGCCGTCCAACATAACACCATAACCCAACTCTGTCGAGCCTACAGACAGGAACTTTGGAGCGTTCATTTCAATACCCCTCTGGCAATGTGAAATTATCAATTGTCTCTCCCCCGGAGAGAACGAGGAAGCGATTGCCGCATGAGACATCTTCGACATGGACGTACTCGACGTAGCCTCCATCCCTCCAATGATCTACATCGTTCCAATCCCACCACTCCCCGGCAAACTCATCGTCGGGATTCTCAAATACAACAGTCAATCCCGCCTCCAAGCATTTGTTTAATCTGTCGGCGTGTTCTGCTGGGCTTATGGCGTTCGTTTCACTCACTGGGAGTCTCCTGTGGCTTTGTCGATGATAGCCTGTGGGTTCAATTCCATCAATGCAGCGTATGCCTTTCGCATCTTCTCGGTGATGTCATGATCGGCTGCATGGGAGTCTATGAAGGCCATAGCGGCTTTAGCGACGGCAAGCAAATCAGGGGCAGCGGCTATTAGATAAGCGTTGGCTTTTGCTATCTCTGGTGGTTCGTGATCCCCTTCTCTCCAATCAGCCCCTTCTTTTGATACGTGAACAGTGGCAATGGCTCCCATCCCCCGTTGAGAATCTGACAGTACAGACCCACATTCGCAAGTCGTATCATCACACGCAAAGTGGGGAACAGACCAAGGCCCCGGTGTATGCTTTCCCATTTCGTTTCTCCTTGTGTGTTCTCATTACAGCATGTCTTGGAGGATGTGTCAAGCTTTGGCCTGTGTGTGTTCAGCTAGGGTTTAGATACCGCAGACTCCACCGCTACACGCATTGTCAATGTTGTCCTCATAGACGACGCCCTTATGCGCAATGGCCGTCTCGTAGTCCACTTCCACCAAAGGCTGTCCACCCCGACTCCCGTCCGGATACACCGTAAATCCACGCATACGAGGGGCATACTGTGAAAGTGTCGCAGCAAAGGACTCTACAGTGTCCTCATTGTTAAGCTTGCTTCCCCATGGTGGCAGGTTGATCGTACTGCTGATACTCATGTCAACATAGTCCTGCACATCAGCCTGAAACTTCATCCGGCGCTCTGGATCAACAGCCAGCTTGTATGCTGTGTCAATGTCAGAGGGATTGAGGCCGTATTCCTTAATCAAGTGATCGGCCGTCGTGTCAACGACGTATTCGTAATGCCAACGATTGTTGTCCTTTAGATAACGGCGCTTATAGGCCACAGCAAACAGGGGTTCAATGCCTGTAGTTGTGGCGGCGAGAATACCGATGGTGCCTGTAGGCGCAATGGCCCGATAAGCGGCTGGCTGGGACAAATAGAACCGTTGGCAATGCTCATCCGCAGCAGCCTTTGACTCATCACGATAGACAGCGAGCCACTGGTGAAGCTCTGGCGTCACTTCATACTTCTCGCGCTTCTTCAGCAGCCATTCGTGAATACCCATCAAACCAAGGCCGAGACGGCGGTTCTTCTCGCGAACGTCAGCCACCTTCTGATAAGGAAGATGAGCACGCATGGTGCCACACACAAGAAACTTGGACGCTACACGAACAATGTCCTTGAACTCCTCGATGCTGTCAATGTTGCCGATGTTGATGGAACCGAGGTTGCACACATCACTGTCATCCTCGCTTGTCACTTCGGTGCATGCGTTGCGGAGCGTTTCGTACTGCTTCTCCCTGAAGTTGAATGAGAAGCCCGGCTCACCAGTTTGCATTGCCTGACGGACGTTGGTGAGGAACGTATCGTCCTTGTGTCGATCTGTCTTGTCCAGCCAAGCGTCATCATAATTGAGCGAGATGTTGGTCATGTCCAGTGGGGCATGGTAGTTGAAATCGTCCTGCTTTGCGTGCCATATGGTGTAGGCCGTGCCGTCTTCGTTCTTAGCCCCTCCAATCGGCATGTCAAACCAATTCTTTGATTTCAGGAATGCAGGCGCGTCTTCATGCTTCCAGTTGATTGAGGCGTAGATGGCTGAGTTGTGGGTTAGATAACCATTGCAATAGAACTCATGGCGATCTTCCACCTCAATATCCCACGTCGGAAGAACATCGGCCTGTTCTACTTCCAGCACTTTGATGGGGGTGAAGTTTGAAGATGCACCTGTGCATTTTTCCCATGTCTCAATCGGACAATCCACCTTGTAATTCTGATGATACTCCTTCTTGTGTTTAGGCAAGGCAGTTTGTTGTACCAAGCTAGCCGGAAGAGAATACGAAAACTGTTCGTACTTACGTGTGCGAGGTTCCTCAATCTTGTATTTTAGGTATTTACCCACGGACGCATAGAATCGCGACTCCTGCTTGGTTCCTTTTAGGAGTACTCGATGAAGAGCCTTCCAATTCCCCACCGCTGGACGATTACAATGGACGCGAGTCGCAAACCCCAAACTAGCGCACAGCGATTGCATCTGATTAAGGAAGCCGCGATGGATGCAAGACATTATCTGAATAGGACGGCTAGAATTTGAGCCGTCTCCATCCATTAGTCCGGCAATATAAGCTGCACGGATAGCTGGGGTATTCTGAGCGATAAAATCGGGAACCTCCATTGCCTCGTTAGAAGCCTTAATATGCTCTTGCATCCACAGTGCGAGTTCTACACTGGCAACTTTTACGTTAACGCACGCTCCGTCGCCCCCTTTAACTCGTCCAGTTACACCGAAGCGAGCGAGTTGAGATATAGCCACATCCACCAACTGAGGGGCTGTGTCTGGGATAGAGATGCTTACCACCGAGTTACGTTTTGTGGGCGTAGTGTGCCGAATAGTAGAATGCCCATTTGCTTGGAAGTATCCCAAAAACCAAGCCATCTCTTCGTCTAGTTCAGGGATTGACACCGGCTTAGCCGTGTAGGCGCGATCTGAACGCTCGTAGGACGATGAGGGCAAAGGTTGCGGTGTTCCTTGCGTCTCTTCAGTAACAAAAATTAGCCGGTCATTTTCACACAGTTCGTCCGCACGCTTCCATTCGTAGCTGCCGTAAACATCTGTCAACACTGCCATCCTATGATTAGGGGTGCAGATAAACTCCCCGGTCTGCGTCTTGATTGATACTGTCTGTTGTTCCCCTTGCTCAAACTTATTAACGACTTTTCGATAACCGTTGTAGGTTAGTGCTTCGTCCTCACCCGGCACGATGTCTTCGATCCGGACGAGTCCACGGCGAGTGTGTACAAGCGCTCCCTCAGGCAGGCACCTGCGGCTTCCGCCTTGGCGTACATTGCGGCCTGTCTCATTGACAGAATACATGAGGGGGATAGGACCGCTGCTCTTCCCGCCTGTCCGGCTTAGGGCTGCCCCCTCTGGGCGAAACACGCTGTAGTCAATGCCAATGCCCCCGCCAGTCATCAGGCAGTCACTAGCACGTTTCAGCAGATTACCCCACTCCTCGCGGCAGTCACTCTCTCCCTTGAGCAAATAGCAGTTGTTGTAGGCTTTGAATGGACGGCCTGCGTAGTACAGGTAGCGGCCTCCGGGGATGAACTTCTGTTCAGTGATGGCCTTGGTGAGATAGTCTCGTTCGTCCTTGGACATGACGGGAGTTTGTGTACCCCCAGACGTACCGCACACATCGTCTACAAGGCGGACGGCGAGATTCTTCCATGTGTCGCTCGGTCCTTGGGCGTATTTGAATCGAAATACGTTCTCTGCAATGCTGTTCTTGAAATACTGCTTCTCTGCCATTCACTTCTCCTTTTCTGGCGCCCACAAGGGGCTGTCAAACTCATCATTCTTCAATTACATCTTCTTGCTCTGGATGCCACACAATCTTGTACAGGTGCTTATCTGGATAGTTGTACTCACTCCATCCTTGGGATTCGTCCCAGAAGCAAAGCCTACCATCCTGATCTACAATCATATCATAGGCATCCTCGCCCTCATAACGAATGGAGTATTTCACTTCACTTCTCCTTGGAACAAAAGCCCGTGGCTTATAGGGCACACGGGCGTTATTGGCTCCCCGTTGGGGATGTCAAGCTGACATTATCGGCGGATCAATACGCCCTTCTCATACCGATAGCCTGCAACGTTTGGCAGAAAGGGCGCTGGTGGACGAATCTTAGGCTTGCCCTGCTTTGCTGTACGACGAAGCATTTTCTTCTCCTTAATCCGTCAACCCGACAGCCGAGGCTTTAGCCGACGCGCCAGCTACACGAACAATCTGGAAGTCATAATCAGCAAGGGAAGGCGGATTGCGACTAATACTGTCCCAGCCCGTTGCTCGCTTCAGGTCATCTGTATAACCCTTGGCCCGGATGAGCTTTCGGGCATACTGACGCCCTGCTTCATACGTCTCAAACTTCTTGCCCCGGAGGGTGCGGCCTTCTTTCTTGATGGTGTACATGTATTTCTCCGTTTGTTAATGAATTAAATGGTGGGGCTGTGAGGGCTGTCCATCGCTAGTCCAATGCTTATCCCACTTATCTGGAACGGTTACACCGCCCACTTACGAACACCAGCCCCATAAACTGTCAATGCTTCGTCTTATTCTCTTGCTTCATAATGTACACATACTCCTTGACACAGGCTACAAGCTTCCCTTGCTCAATGAAGAGGATGGCTCCCCCCTCACTTGCCCCTATTGTGTCAGCGAGGATGACGAGTGTATCACCCTCTAGGAGATAGACATGATATTCGTTCATTTGGCTCCCTTCGGGATGTCAGCCTCAAAAAGGAAGGGCATCTGAATCATCCAAAGGAGCATCTGGGTCAAACGCTGGCGTAGAGCCTCCTGTACGCTTCTGTGTGGCCTTCTTGGCTGGAGCCTTGGGGTTGGCAGGGGGTGGGGCTTTCGTGGCCGTAGACGTGCTCTCAGGCTCTCCTAGGAGATGCTGAATGTCAGAGTCAGCATAGTTGAGGGCACGCTTGATGGTGTTCTTCACAGCCACACGAAGCTGCTTGACAGCATCGGGATCATTCTCTCCCATCATGTTCGTGCCATGCAAATACTCATCTGCAAACTCTGGAACAGCCACACCCTCCGGCACCATGCCAGCCAGCTTGATCTCCTCCGTGAAATACTTCTTGCTGGGGTCTGTCTTGCTCGGCTTCATGTAAACACGGAACTGGAACTGAGCGCACTTACCCAGAAGCTCACCAATCCGATCCTTGGTGAAGACACCGTTGCTGTCGAGCAGGCCAGTGTATTCAGCCAACTGATGAAGCTTGCTCTGCTTGGCAAAGCCCCACTTCCCGTTTGTGTGCTTCGTCTCTGAGATGGAGAAGGGCTTGCCCACAACACGCTGCCCATCCATTGTAAACTCCCCATTCAGCAAGAGACGCAGGGGGGCTGGGTTGCTGTTGCCAAAGAACTGCCCCTTGTCCACTTGAATCTGTGGGAAGTCTACAGCCAAGGCAATCTGCTGGCAAGGTTTGAGGGGGCGGCACTTCAGGCGTTTGCCGAACTCCGTCTTGAAATAGACGCCATCATCCTTGGCAATCTCAGCTTCTTCAAGCTCAGGTGTGCCGTTCCACACTTCCTCATAGTCAGGACGCTCCTGCTCTCCAAGGTCATAGATGCCAGAAATGTAGCCGGGGATGGAGCGAGCCTTGGTGGCTGTTCCAGCGGCTTCAATGACATGCTCATTGAGAGCGTTCCAGTCCACCTCTGGGCGGTTAGAGGAAGACCCCTCGGTCTGGGTAGCTTTTGTGATGTTTAGTTTGAAAGTCATTTTGGTTCTCTTGGTTAGTGAATCATTTTCCAGTTCTGTCCGACTTTGTATTCCCCCGCAAGGGGGACATTCAGCTTCAACACTTGTCCTGCTTTCTCGATAGATTTTGCTCCTAGTTGCCCAATCTCCTCTGCAATGGCTTCAGGGCATGACCAAATCAATTCATCATGCCAGTAGCCCACACGATAGACGTTGTAGCCTTTGTAAGCATAGCATGGCCTTCCGGTCGTGTCAACAGTTATTCCTCCGAGCCACTTGTCCATGAACAGAGATGAATAGTCCATGCAGATGGCCCCGCAGGATTGAAAGAGGGTGTTGACAAGAGAGTGCTTACTACGTGTCCTCACCTTCCTTCCGTCAATAGCCCTAATCCATTGCTTGTTCCCCGTTGTTTCCCAAAAGAACGTCAGCTTCTCACGCAAGGCTGTGAGAGCTGGGTTGGCCTCCCAGAAAGCTGCGTAGAGGGTTTCCCCCATGCTCTCAGGTTCTCCTAGCGTTGTAGCCAGTTTCTTTGGAGAGCAGCCGTAGGCTAGAGCGTAGCGTGCGTTTTTGCTCTTGCTTCTGAATGGCTTGAACTTCGGGTCTTCTTTCACCTCTTGTGTCATTTCAATTCCAAGCTTTGCTAGCTTGTCAGTGTAAAACACAAACGCATTCTTTGTGTGTGCATCTCCTTCTAGGATGTTCTCTGCGTGCTCTTGCCCTCCTTCATACTTCAAGCAATAGGATGCCTCTACACGATTCTCAAGAGCTACGGCGTCATAGCCGACAAGCACATGCCCTTCATCAGCAATGAACAAGGAGCGCATCTCCTTGCCCAGCGTTACGTCCTCTTGTGCCTTCGGGACGTTCACGACAGTGGTGTGGCGCTGGCGGAATGTTGAAGCAAACCCCGCAGCACCAGCACTGAGCCTGCCATCATACTCCAATCGTGGGTTGGACAGCCACCCCTCAATCACAGAGCGACGATTGCGCAGAGAGAGCCACTTCACCACTTGCCTCACGAGAGGTCCTTCCATCTTTTCCAGATTCGGACAGAGCTTGCCCCCCTCTTGCATTTTTGGGGTTGTGTGGATGATCTTGCCCCTGTCATCTCGCATGGGCTTTCCACGAGCATCGCGTTGGAAGTTGAATAGGGTGGGCTTCCATTTGATGATTTGATTATCAGGAATCTGTACTCTCTTCCCAGAAATCTTTGAGATTCCGTACCACGGCATTTTCTCTCTCCATATACTCTACAATCGCTTTTAGTTCTTTGATTGTTGCGTCATTTTTGAGACAATTAGCTCTATTGCTGATTACTCTTACATTGTCTTTAGTGTATCCCTTGTTATTGTCCACTCGATCCAGAGAGGGGCTGTTCGGCCCACGTTTTTCACCCGCAACAAATAATTCAATTCCTAGAACGGGGCAGATTTCTGGTACAATAAGATCATCTTTTATCAGATCAAACTCAATATTCTTTTGTTTTGACCTCTTCCTAGCATCGTTGACCATTGATGCTCTTGGGTCAAGCTTATGCCGTCGTTTACGGCCTTCTATAGCCAAAGCAGCGAGCCACTCTTTTTTCTCGTCAGTCTGCCTGTCATACCACTCTTTCTGCTTTTTATCATATTTTTCTTTTATTTCTGGGTCGCTTTTTCTTTTTTCTTGGAACCTTTTGTTCGCTTCCTTCCCTTTTTCAGACTGGTTATAACGCTTGTAAGCTTCTTTAAGAGCTTGTTGCTTTTCTTCCTCAGAGTTATACAGTTTTTTGGCTGGCACTAGGCTCCTCCCATTCCACGGCAGAGTACAAATCTCGGAATTCATCGCTTACATAGCCCCGCACAAGCCAGTCCTTCAAGTCTCCCTGATTGGCAAGCTTCATCACCCCTGTTGTCTTTGTCGGCTCACCTCCTTTGATTGGGTAGTTAATCCCTTCTAGTTCGATTGTTGTTTCATCAACAAGGGTAGCTCCTGTCCGTTCCATCCACTTAAGCATCGTAGAAGCCAACGTACCGTCCTTCTTGAACGGCTTGGCAGGGAGTGCCCATTCCTTCGTCTCTCCCTTGTTGAGAGGGCGTAGGGGAAGCTGTGGTTCCACCTCTTGTTCAATCTCCTCCATCATGCCATTGATGGACACAAGCAATGATTCAGCGGCAGGTTTGTCGAAGTTTATACCTGAGTCAGCTTGTTGTGCCATCAGGTAGTAGTTGATCTTGGCGGCTGTCCAGAATTGAGATGAGAGGAAGTCAGAGGAGGTCATCAGTAGTTCTCGATTTCTTTCAGAAGTTGCTTATAGAGCGAACGCAGTGTTCTCACGTCCTGACGACAATACTCAACCATCCCCTCACTGTATTGAGTCCAATCGTCCCATTCACCCTTGTAATTCCCAAGACGCTTCCCCCACTCCTTGAGGCTATGTCCGTCCTGTCGATCTGCATTGAGCAACTGAGACAACAACAGCGTATCGACAAACTGACAACGCTTCCCGCAAAACGTATCTTCCTTCCCGACAGTGAAGGGAATTCCCCACACTTTCCGCAACGCAGCGAAGTCATAGCCAAGGCCATTGTGGGCAACGACAATGAGGTGGTTGAAGGGAGCGAGGAAATCTACGAACTCCCCCTTGTCTCGGAATGTGTGTACCTCATCGTCGTCATCCACAGCCACACAGACACACCAGATGGTGTCCACAGCGGGCATGAGGTTGTTGCCTTCAATGTCAATGTAGAGGGTGTTCATTACACTTCAACCTCAACAGGCTTGAATCGCCCTTTCTCATCAAACGTCAAGTAGTCTCCCACCCCCTCAACACCCCACTCCCGAGACAATAGCACACGAGTGCGGATGAGTCCACGGGTGGATTCTCCTTCAGGGTCCATCCACTGCTTCTCCAATGCAATCATGTTGTGGGAAAGCTGTTCATAGGCACCAGAGCCTCGGGCATCATCCATCGACAGCACTTCCCAGAATGGGTATTTCTTCTTCTCATCCATCCGGCTTTGCTGCTTCCCTCCTCGCTTGATGTGGGCCACGACAAACAGGCGATAGTCAAGGTCTTCCACAGAGCGAGCAAGACGTGTAAGCATCATGTCAATGTCACGACGTTCATTCTGTGTTTCTCGCGTGCCTGTCACGAAGGTGCTGTGATCCAGAATAACTGTCTTGCACCCCAGAGCCTTCACCAAGTATTCAATCTTACGCTCAAGCAAATCGTCCGTGATAGTTTTGTTCTTGTGCTGAAAGAGGTGAAGCCGTGGAAGCAAGGTTTCATAAGCCTCTTCCACCTTGTGCTTATCTGCTAACTGCGGATTAGCTCGGAACTCGTTA